GATATGTTGGATTAATCACAACGTACTATCTGCTCAAAGACTAAATACATGAGAGCTACTTTAGGGTAGCTCTTTTTTATTACAGAGAGGTGAGAAAATGGCAGAGAGCATTGAACTTCAAATCAAGTCGGACGCACAGCAAGCGACTAGAGCCATAGGCAACTTACAAGCTAAGTTGCAAGGACTTGGAGATACTCTCAATTCCCTCAATGGTGCAAGCATAAGCAATTTTGCGAGTGGAATGTCACAACTTGCAACATCACTCAGAGGTGTGAGCAGTATTGACACTCGTACCTTTAGCAAGATTGCAACTAACATGGAAAAGCTCGGCAACCTCGATACTGCAAGGCTTGTCAGCTCGGCAAGTGCTTTAAAGAGTATGGCAACAGAATTGTCAGGCTTTGCGAGTATCTCAAAGCAATCAGCAGAGATTACACAGCTAACAGCATCAATCTCAAAGCTCGGTTCAAAATCAGCCGGGTATGCTGCGGACAACATAAGAAACCTTGGCAGTGCCTTGAAAGAGGTAATGACAACATTATCTAACGCACCGAGAGTCAGCAATAACATTATTCAAATGACTAATGCGCTTGCTAATCTGTCGCAACAAGGCGCAAAAGTCGGTTCGGCTAGCAGGTCGCTTGTTACAGGCTTTTCAAACACAACTAAGTCGATTAAGAGTACAAGGAGCGGATTCAGGGGCTTAGCTTCAACTATCGGTAAGTTTTACGCAACTTATTGGTTGGTTATGCGAGCTGTTGGAAAAATAGGCGGTGCAGTTGATTTAGCAAGCCAACTAACCGAGGTTCAAAACGTAGTAGATACCACGTTTGGCGATATGGCAAGCAAGGTTGATGATTTTACGAAAACATCAATTCAAGACTTCGGAATGTCAGAATTGACAGTTAAGCAAATATCAAGCCGTTTCCAAGCACTAGGTACTTCTATAGGTATTTCATCAGAGCAAGTGGCAAATGGTACGGCAGTGGCAAATAAAGCTCTTATGAGCCAAAATAACACGCTATACAAGACCACAGACAGTATGGCTGATATGTCGCTTAATCTTACAAGGTTGGCCGGTGATATGGCTTCATTCTACGATGTAGACCAAGCTGATGTTGCAAAGAGCTTACAATCCATTTTTACAGGAACAATCGCACCATTAAGGAGATACGGACTTGATTTAACGCAAGCCACACTTTCAGAGTGGGCTATGAAAAACGGACTTGACGCAAATATCAAGTCAATGACGCAAGCCGAAAAGGTATTGCTAAGATACAATTATGTCATGGCAAATACACAAGCTGCACAGCAGGACTTCTCTAAGACCGCGAACACTTGGGCTAATAGTGTAAGAGTCCTCAAGCAAGAGTTCCAAGCATGGGGCAGTATCATAGGTAGCGTAATAATCAATGCTTTAAAGCCGTTTGTTCAAGCCTTAAGTAAAGTAATGCTCAAGGTTATCAGTTTTACGAAAACTGTAGCTGACGCACTCGGAGCAATCTTCGGATGGACTATCGAGATAAGCGGTGGTGGTGCTGTTGTTGACGGCATGGAAGACATAGCTGGCGGAGTTGGAGACATTGGCGATAACGCTGATACTTCCAATAAGAAAGCCCAAAAACTGAAAAAGACACTGCTTAGTATAGACGAGATACACGCGCTTGACGATAACAGCGATAGTGGCAGTGGTGGAGGTTCGGGCAGTGGCGGTTCAGGTGGCGGTGGAGCTGGCAGTGGTGTTGATAGCTCACTGAAAAAGACCGATGGATTGCTTGAAAAATACAAATCATCAATCAAAGACCTTTACTCGCTCGGAAAGTACATCGGTGACGCTCTTGCGAGTGCTATGGAGAGCATTGATTGGAAGAAGATTTATCAGAAAGCTGACAATTTCGGAAAAGGACTTGCAGACTTCCTCAACGGCTTAATCAGCCCAAGACTCTTTTATGATTTGGGTGCAACAATAGCTGGTTCGCTGAACACAGCTTTGCATTTTCTCAATTCATTCGGTACAACATTCGATTGGACTAATTTTGGCTTGTCGATTGCTAACGGCATTAATGGATTTTTTGAAAACTTTGATTTTGCATTATTGGGGCAGACTATATCGGCATGGGCGAAAGGGATACTCTCAACTCTAACAACAGCAGTAGAGAACACAAATTGGGCTGAAATTGGTACTCAAATAGGCACATTTTTTGCAAATATTGACTGGATAGGAGTTTTTCAAGATGTTCACGAGCTTGTCAATGGATTAGCAGAGGGAATTATAACAGGACTTGCAAACTGGTTCAAAGAGGACCCTTTGAGCGCGACAATCGTAGCCGGTTTTGCTCTTGCAAAATTAACAGGAATAGACGGAAAAGTTGGCGCGTTATTATCGTCAAAATTATCAAGTGTTTCTGCAAAGGTTGGATTAGTCCTTGCAGCAGATGGTGTTTCACTGTTTTTTGACTCAAAAGGAACTGATGTTAATTCCATTGTTTCACCTTTAATGACAGGACTTGGAGCTAAACTACTCGGCGCTTCATGGCAAATATCCGTATCCGTAGCCATAGTGCTTGCCGCCGCAAACATAGGCTTGGCAGTGGGAAATTGGATAGCCGGAACAGATGTCACTTGGGGTGATATTTTCAAAAACCTAAGCGACACAAGCTGGTGGACTGATTTATTAACGTACATTTCGGGAGACTTGGCGAAGTTCGGCGGAGACCTTGTGGCAGATGTAAATAACTGGCTAGTAGACTTCATCAACGGAATTATCACAAAGCTAAATAAACTGCCTTTTGTAGAATTACCACTTATAAGCGAAAGCGCAAAGGTGACGAAAGATGATGTCAAGAAATACGGAGAGGAAGTAGACCAAGCCGTACAGGATATGCAGAATGGTGTCGGAAAAAGCGTAGAAAAGACAAGCGAGCATATTTCGGGAGCCGGACGCAAACTTGACGAATACAGGAAAAAGACAAAAGACGATACAAGCGACATTAGTTCGTCTCACAAAACCGCAAGTGATAGTGTAAAAAACTCTCTAAGCGGTACAAATTCGGCAATAGACGGCACCAAAAATAAAATGGGGGAACTTGAAAGTAAGTCAAGTACAAGCACAACCAATTCAAAGGGTGTGTTTAACGGACTTGCAAACGCGCTAGGACAAGCATTTAGCAATATAAACTCCGGCATAGACGGAACTAAAGGCAAAATGGGAGAGATGGAGAATAAGTCAAGTACAAGCTCGACAAATTCTCAAAGTGCTTTTTCAAGGCTTAAAAATGGACTTTTGGGTTTCCTTGACTCGATAAATAATTCCATTAATGGCAACAAGGCAAAAATGGGGGAAATGCAAGACAAAGCAAATTCAAGCACAAATGGCGCCAAAAGCTCATTTTCAGATTTCGCAGCCAAAGCCAGTAGGTCACTCGCAAACACAAACAATTCCATGAGTGGAACAGAAAGGAAGATGAATAATCTACCTAGTGTTTGGAGAGGAATTAGTTTACCGAGCATAACGGCAAAAATTAAAATCCCTCACCTGTCAGTAAGTTGGGAAGATTTTGGAAAATTCAGTTTGCCAAAAATATCTATTAGATATTATCGCCAAGGCGGTTTCCCAAAGGGCGAGGACGGAATGTTTTTAGCAAACCATAATGAGATGATAGGTAAATTCTCAAATGGCAAAAACGTGGTAGCAAATAACCAACAAATCACAGAGGGAATTAAACAAGCTGTCATGGAGGGCATGGCACAAGTAATGATGAACTCTAATGCCGGTGGAAACTCTGCACCACCTATCATTGAAAATGTGTTTAAGTGTGACAGCGAAACACTTTATCGCATGACACAGGTAGGCAAGGCAAAGCACGGACAACGATATATTGTAGCAAATGAATTTGGCTAAGACACTCACCCTTGCGTGGGTGTCTTTTTATGTGAGGTGATGTACATATGGCGATGATGTTAGTAGACGGAGTGGAATTACCTACTCCGTCAAGCTTTGAATGGGGCTTAATTGATGTATCTGCAAGTGATAGTGGACGAACACAAGACGGCAAAATGCACAAGAATAGAATAGCGCAGAAACGACAAATTAAATTGTCGTGGAATGGTACAGACAAGGCTAGGACAGCAAAGATACTTCAAATGGTAAACCCCGAATATATCAGAGTAACATATCCTGACGCTATGAGCGGCACCGATGAAACACGTACATTCTATGTGGGTGACAGAGGCGCACCTATCAAGATATGGACTGTAAACAATAAGAGGTACGAGACATTGAGCTTTAACCTCATAGAAGAATAAGGCGGTGATTTAATGCTTAACGTATCGGCTAAATGGCAAAGGGCAGTAATGCTCGACAATGATATAAACGTAAATTGCTTTGCAGACATAGTTACGGCAAGCGGTGAAAAAATCCCTGTTAGTGATAGTGAGCTGTGGGCGAACGGCTTCGAGGTCAATGACTCAACATCAAGCAATGGTACTTTCACGATCGGGGCTTTGATTGCTGGAAAACTGAAAATTAAGCTGAATAACATTTATGAAGATTTCAGTAAGTATGATTTTGACAAGGCAACCGTAACAGCATATGTCTCAAAAAGCTTTTCTGACGGCACAACCGAAAAACTAAAAATTGGTGAGTATAGAGTTAGCGAGACAAGCTATGACGGCTCACTCATAACACTTACTTGCCTTGACAATATTAATAATTTTAATCGTGAGTATGACAGCAATTTAAGCTACCCTACGACAGCATATGAGGTAGTCAGAGACGCTTGTATTAAGTGCGATGTACCTTTTACTATGGCAAGATTCGATAACTCTGATTACGTGATTAACGAGATACCGAGTGATAATCAAAAGCTCACATATGGACAGGTAATAGCCTACATCTTACAGTTGAGCGGATTATGGGGCAAGTGCGGTCACGATGGCGAATTGCTTATCGGCTGGTATGATATGAGCCAGTTTGAAAGCCAAAATTACAATGGTGGAACTTTTAGCACGAAAACTACACCATACTCTGACGGAGATAGTGTTGATGGTGGAAATTTTACCGACTATTCAAGTGGAGATATTGCTGATGGTGGAACATTCACGGAGGCGAGAAATTACCACAATATTTATACACAAAAAGACTTGAATGTTGCGACCGATGATGTCGTGATTACAGGTGTTAAAGTTATTGTGACATCAAAAGAGGATAAGGCAAAAGATGTTAATGCGCTTGCCGGAAAAGAAGGATATGTAATTTCAATCTCTGATAATCCGTTCATTACGGCAGATGGGGCGCAAGCAGTTGCTAACTATATCTTCAAGAAAATCGGTGGCATGAGGTTCAGGCCGCTTGATGCTACACTCTTGTCAAACCCACTGATTGAGAGCGGAGATGTGGCGCTTGTGACAGACCGCAAGCAGAATACCTATAGCTGTTTTATCTCTAACCGAACATTTACAGTTGGAAGTGGTACAAAAATTTCGTGTGATGCCGAAAATGCTTCAAGAAATAGTGCTGATAAGTTCAGTAACGAGACAAAGACCATAGTACAAGCTAGGAAAGTTGCACAGATACAACTAAGCGCATATGACAAGCAAATGCAATTACTGACGCAGTTAATGTCTCAATCACTTGGACTTTTTAAGACCGAGCAGAAACAAGAAGATGGCTCAATTATTTATATTATGCACAATAAAGTCGACCTTAATTCGAGCAATATACAGTGGAAAATGACAGCTAATGGCATGGCTGTATCAAATGATTACGGCAAGACATGGAAAGCCGGAATTGATAAAGACGGAAATGCAATCTTTAACATTATGTCAGCAATAGGCATTAATTTTGACTGGGCGCACGGTGGAACACTTACTCTTGGTGGAGAAAACAACGTTGACGGAAAGCAATATGTAAAAGACTCAAAAGGCAACATACTGATTACTCTTGACAATAGAGGAATTACCCTTGCCAGTGGTGTAAAAATATCTTGGGATAACATCTCTAATCAGCCGAGCATACCAAGCAAAACAAGTGAATTAACAAACGACAGTGACTATACAACAATGTCTGATGTAGAAAAGAAAAACTACACTACAATGCAAGAGGTACTTGAAAAGAAGTATCAAAATTCTGACCAAGTAACACAGATTACTAAGAATACAGTTACATCCGCTTTTATCTCGACACTTGGACTTTTAGTGGGTAAAGAAATCCAAATGGGTCCTAACGCTAAAATCACTTGGGCGAATGTAACCAATCAGCCGAGTATACCAACAGACACCAGTGATTTAACGAATGGCGCCGGTTACACTACCATGAGCGCAGTTGAGAACAAAGGATATGTTGTGCCAGAACAGATTGCTGATTTTATAACAAATGATGATTTAGCTGAATATGCTCGATTAAATTTCTATAAAGATTTAAACGAATTAAAAAACAATATTGGCTACACAGAAATTAACAATCAGTATGTTATTTCACCGCATATATATGCCGGAACTGTTACGGCAAGCGATTTTAATGGTGGTACGATTAACATTGGAAATGGAGCGTTTGCAGTTGACAGTAGTGGAAAAGTAACTGCTTCAAATCTTAACATGTCCGGCGGAAGTATTGCGCTGAACGGAAATTTAAGTAATTCAACGATTGATTTAAAGGCTATTGACAATTCAGGAAACAATTATGAACTTTGGATGAATGGTGCAGTCCTGCGAATTGTCAAAAATGACGAGAACTTGATTACACTCTACGGAGCCACAGGCTCTATAGGTGCACAGACAATGTTTGCTCAAGAAATAGAATCTGATAAATTTAGAGAGCTCAATAGGGGAACTGCGATGTGCGGTGACGCAACAGGTCATACATATCATTGTGGCTGGAATGGTAGTGCCTTGAGCTTCCAAGTTGATATTACTTGGGTATGGAGTTCCTCAGATAAACGCTTAAAAAAGAATATTAAAGCAATTAATCAAGATTATATTGATGCAGTAGGCTCGGTTGATTTATTTCAATATAATCTTAATAGACAAGGATATTCAGACAAACCGTTATATTTTGGAGCAATGGCACAGGATATAATCAAAAACCTTAAAGATAAAGGGCATGTCGATGAAAATCTCAATATGATTTTCCAAAACAAAGCAACATCGGATGACGATACACTGTACTACGGCATGAACTATGAGCAATTCCTAATCTTAAGACTTGCCGGAGACGAGCAGAAGATTGATAAAATGCAAAAACGCATAGATGAATTGGAAGATAAGTTTTCAAGATTGTGTCAGAAATTAGGTATTGATGAAAGTGAGGTATAGTTTATGGCAATTCAAATGAGACGAGGGGCATACGCGGAGTTTGACCCCTCAAAAATGAAAGCCGGAGAATGGGCGGTATCGACCGACTCCGACACGAAAAAACAGCAGATATGGATGTGTTTCGCACCCGGAATAGTTAAGCGGATGGGAACTGTTGAGGATTTTAACACTGAAATTCAAAGACTTATTCAAGATTATCTTGACGGCATGGCAGAATCGGTAGAAAAGGCTCAAAAATCAGCACAAACTGCGACAGAAAAAGCCGACTCGGCAAGCAATTCTGCTTCACAGGCTCAAAAATCAGCACAAACCGCTTCACAAAAAGCAAACGAGGTCGCACAAGCTTCAGGAAAGATTGATACGGCAGTGAGCCAAGCAAACGCAGCTACAAAGGCTGCAAATGAAGCTGCGCAAAAAGCAGAACAGCAAGCCGGACTAGTCGAGCAGAAAGCAAATGGAAGAGGTATTACTTTTTCCGTGACAAGTGCTGGATTACTCAATGTAAGCAAGGAGGATTAGATATGAGCGGAATAGACATTATATCAGACACAACAGGGCAAGCGATTGTTGAGAGTATTAAAGCCCTTGGTACAAAATTAAGCGAGGGAAGAGTTATTTACGGTGTTCACATTAATGGTGCGGATAGCAACCCAAAAACAAGAGTCAGATATTTAGCAGACGCAGTAGGCATGACTCCAGCACACATGAATTTCACGAACGGAACTTTTGACTACGGCTCATGGGCGAATGCCTTTTTTATGCCAAAACCATGTATGCTTAAAACGAATGGACAGGTTGACTATTACCTCAACGAGAATGACTTGACTAAAAAAATAGATGGCGGTGCGTCAGATGTAGCAAGCATTGATTACGATGGAAATGCTATGATGGAATGGGGCAATGGCACAGACATTATATGGTGGAAAATTGAACCCGACAAAGGCAATCCAAACAGTGCAAGCCTTTATGTTGCCAACTGCCAAGCTGATAAAGATTTTAAAAATCTGAATTTCATCGACATTAACGGCAACGAAAAATCTCATTTTTATACACCGATTTATAATGGCTCACTTGACAGCAACAATAAGCTACGCTCAATAAGCGGTCAAACGGTTATTAGATCGAAAACAGCTAGTCAAGAAATGACATATGCAAGAGCTAATGGCGCCGGATATGAAATTGAGCAATATGTTGACAGACTCTTGATTAATATTTTGCTTATCATCATGGGAAAATCTACCGATACGCAAAATGTATTCGGACGAGGCATGAGCGACCTTGCCGACGGCGAGCACTTCCTTCTTAAGACTGGCACAATGAACGACAAAGGACTATTTTGGGGTGAGAATGCCGGAGGAGCCGGAGTTAAAGTGTTTGGTATGGAGAATTACTACGGCAATCAGTGGAGACGAACAGCCGGACTTATCCTTGCTAATGGTATAGCAAAAGTCAAGTTGTCTCCGTCAACAAAAGATGGAAGCAGTGCAACTAATTACAACACTGACGGAACCGGTTATATCGAGATACCTAATTCGACTCCTAGCGGTACAAACGATGGATATATCAGAGATATGCTGTATACGGCATTAGGCATGTTCCCAACAGTGATTACAGGCTCGTCATCGACCTATTATCCTGACGGCTGTGAGTTTGATATTGCAATTATAGCCTTTGCTCTTTTCGGTGGCCCCCTGGCCCACAATTGGCATTGTGGCGCGTTCTACATGGGCTTGAGAAGTGACGATAGTAACTGGGGGTGGCACATCGGAGCTTCTCTTTCATACAAATAGCTTGCAACTATTAAAATATTTACAGATCTTGGAAAACTAAAACACAAAATTTCGACAATAGACAGAAAGGCAAGGTGTATTGAATATGACAGAATACAAGCTCGTAGAAAGTATGCAATCGGACAAACCGCTTGACATTGACACAACATCTTCTCCGAATATCGTTTATCAGCGAAAAAACATTAAATCGGTTGAAGCAACAGGAAGTGAGGATGATTTTACTTACAAGCCTAAGCATTGGGAATACGAGGAACGTGAGCTGACGCAGGATGAATATTCGCAGTATCTTATTGCTATGGAACAGGCAAAAGAGATTAATGAGCACTCTGACGAGGCAGCAATAGACGATTACACAAGGCGGTTAATGGATGAGGGGGTATTATAATGAGAATTTTAGTAGAAAGCCTTAAAAGGCTATACGAGAGTGGTAGAGTAACCAAAGAGGAGCTACTCGACAGAGTAGCAAGCGGTAAAATATCGCAAGAGGAATATGAGTATATTACTTCACAAAAAGTTGTATAGTCGGCATATTTCGACATAATAAAACACTTTAAAGCGCTACAGTAATGATGTTCTCAAATAAGAGAACTCTTCAAGTTTCGGTAGGGCGGTGGATTTTTCTGCCGTCCTAATATTGACGTTTAAGAACAAATGTTCTATAATTGATGTATCGGAGGTGGCATTGTATGGAATATAAGGATGAAATAAAGAAACTAATTGATAGCATTGAAAATGAAAAACTGCTCGACTTTTTGCTAGGCTTCATAAAGTCGGCAATCAAGCGGTGGGGATAAAAATAGAGGTAGGAAAAACCTACCTCTACAAAAGGATTTATCTGAAACGATTTCCACAATTCAAACAGATAAACTCGTCAACGGCATATCCGCTTCTTGCCTTTTTCACAACCTTCTCTTTTTTATTAACAAGCGTAAAAGGTCGGAGTGGATTTAGATTTGCCGTGTACCTAGTTTTCGTCTTTTCGGGACGAGCACCATAAATTTGTTGACCGGCATACTGAAAATGTGTCGAGCCACAATATGGACAACACTTCTGCCCTTGTTCATTATACTTTGTATTCTTACTATTACTATTATCTATATCTACTAATTTTTCAAGTAAAACAAACAATCCCACAAGCATAATCACTAAAAGTATTACATACATAATAAATCCCCCTTATTTTAAATTTCTCAAAATCTGCATTATAGCTTTTTGACTATCTTCCGATAGCTTTGAGTATAACTCTATAAGCTCGGTATATGTGTCCGACAGCTCGGAGCTTGGGGCAGATGTCTTTATACTGTCCATTAAATATCCGGGGCTTAAATCAAGCACACCACATATCAATTCTACTGTGTCCATATCAGGCTTGGACTTATCTTTTTCCCAATCACTAATTGAATTATGCTTTGCATTTATTAATTCTGCAAGTTGTCTTTGAGTGTAGTGCTTAGAAATCCTTGCAGTTTTTATTTTCTCACCAAAAGTCATATATGAATACCTCCTTTCTAATATTGATAATAGTATAAAAGTTTCGGATAGTCAAGAAAAAAATTTCGGATAAACCGAAAAAAGTTCTTGACATTCGGAGATACCGAAACTATAATACAGTTGTTCGGTAAAACCGAAACAAAACAGAAAGGAGAAAAGAATATGTGCGTAGGACAGAAAATTAAAACTTACTTAGAGGATAACGGCATTACGCAGACTTTTGTTGCCAGCAAGACAGGTATTCCTGTTCAGAAGTTGAATTTATCACTCAATGGCAACAGAAGATTAGACTTCAACGAGTATGAGTTAATCTGCGGAGCGTTATCAGTTGGTGCGGATAAGTTTTTGGAACCAAAGACTTTAGAGGGAAAGGAGTAACGAATGGAATTAATACCTATGTTAAATCAAAAACTTGGAAACGACATAGATGGCACAAACTTCATGACGTTTATGAGAGAAAACGGACAGGAATGTGCCGAAATGGCAAGGGAAGTAAAAAAAATACTTGCCGAACATAATCTGTCCGTTTCGCAAATCAAGGGTTTCTTAGAGTATATGAAGATTAATGTAGAGTCGTATTCATATCTTCATTCTCCGAAATAGCCCTTATTGGAAATTCCTCTGACATTAAGTCACCTTTAGGGATTTCTTTAGCAGTATTAAGAATATCAAGAAGTTTGGCAGAACCAGGATATTCTTTACCACAGTTAGGACAAATAATCTTGTCAGCAGATATGCTTTCATTAACAGTATATCTATTATGGCAAGCACAAGTTATTTGAAATTTTAGAAACATAATTTTCACCTCTTTTCTTATTTAGAATAAGAGGATTATAACACAGAAAGGAGAAAACATGAACGATTTACAAATTTTTGAAAATTCAGAATTTGGTTCAGTAAGAACAATAACAGTTGACGGAGAACCTTATTTTGTAGGAATTGATGTAGCTGATAAGCTGGAGTACCAAAATGGTAGCCGAGATATAAATGCCCATGTTGATGAGTGCGACAGAAAAGTTATTTCTTTATTCGATGGCAAACAGAATAGAAAAACAACAATAATCAACGAGAGTGGCTTTTATTCATTAGTATTTCAAAGCAAGATGAAGAAAGCTAAAGAGTTTAAACACTGGGTTACAGCAGAGGTGCTTCCACAGATAAGAAAAACAGGCAGTTATGGTATGCCAAAGACAACAGGTGGTCAGATACAGCTTTTGGCACAAGGCTATACAGAATTAGAGCAGAAAGTAAACGACATCAAAGATGATGTGAGTGAGCTTAAGGAAAATGTACCACTTTACAGTTGCGATATTGACGAGATACAACAGCATGTTAAGCGCAGAGTTGTAAATATCCTTGGTGGCAAGCAGAGCGAAGCATACAGAGATAACAGTATCAGACATAAGACATTTTCTGATATATGGACGCAGTTAAAGCGTGAGTATGGTTGCGTATCTACTTATAAGAGTATCAAGAGGAAGTATATAGACGATGTGCATGAGTTCATTGATTGCTATGTCGTGCCTAAGTATCTTGATGAGCTTATTCAGGACGCAAACGCTCAACAGAGTTTTGCATAGCGAGGTGATTGTATGAGAAAAAGAACTTTAAAAGAGAAATTTTACACCGGCTGTGGCTATTCGATTTTCGGAGCATTAGCATTTGCGTTTTTCCTTGGATTATCGGTGGCATACGGAATTAAGACAGCGAGTATTATCGTTGGAGCAATCGTAACAGTATTTTGGCTGATACTGATTGCAATATGTCTTATAGAGGAGGGCGAACCGCATGAGAAGAAAAAGGATATTGATGTTATCGACTTTAATAATTGGAATTATGACCTTAAAGCCAATAGCAACGAAAGCAGATAGCAAAGTTGAGCTGACAGCCGGTGTTACTTCCTATTTAAATAGCGTAATGCTTGGAAAGGCTGAACCGACAGTAGTTCAGAATGAACCGGTTGTGGTTGAACAGACCTATGTAGAGCCAACAGTCCCGACTTGCCGTAAAAAATACAGTTGTAGCCGGTTTAAGAAACTAGGGCGAGTCAGATACGGCGATTACACTTATACGTGGTACCCACAGAGAGTGTTACCTGGAGGCGGTTTAAATATTCCAGGTAGACATCTAAATGAGCATGGGCTTGTAGTTGATGAAAACGAGTATGTAGTAATTGCAAGTGATGATTTACCACATGGAAGTGTGGTTGATACTCCTGTTGGCATACAAGGAATTGTATATGACGAAGGGAGCGGAAATGGAAATCTTGACATCTACTGCGATTGGTAGCCAATTGAAGCGTCAGAGTGCTAACGATTACCTACAAGAATTATATCGAGCTAAACGGCACGAGGACAAATCGTTTGACTTTCAAGCGTTACTAGATAAAGAAATGGAGAAGCTAAATGAGCGACAATGTAAGACGAATTAGGCTAGGCGATACAAGATACCGATTGAAGCCATTAACGAGAGAGCAGAAGCTATTGCTCAACAAGGCTCATTACGTGGCGAGTGAGTGGCTTTTTGTATCGGAATCAGACTCGTATCTAAGAGTTGTTAAAAAATCAAGCCTACACGGAAATTTGATTCTAAAAACCATAAACAAATAATAGAAAGAGAGGAAATGCAATGAAGATTACACACATTTTTGCGCAGAATTTTTGTAAATTCTACGGCAAAAACACATTAGACACAGATTTTTCAATGAAAACTGTACTGTCCGGTCAGAATGAAGTCGGCAAATCGACAGTTAAGAGAATTATTCTTGATGTGCTGAATTGTCACGATGAGAATGACAGAGAGATTACAGGCATAAGACCACATGATGAAAACGGAGCTGAGATTGACGATGTTGACATTGTGAGAGCTGTTACCTTTGAGATTGACGGAAAAGTAAAGACTCTGAAAAAGGTTACAAGACAGAAACGCAACAAAAATGGCGAAATTACAGGCAGTGTTACTGATTACTCAATCAATGATGTACCGTACAAGATGGCTGACTACAATCAGTACATCAATGACAACATGGCAGAGCTTGGAGTATTGCCATTCTGCTTAAATGCCATGACATTACTTAACAAGTCACAGGCAGAGCAGAGATTAGCACTTGCAAGCTATTTTGGAACACGTACCGATGAAGAAATCTGCGATATGTTTCCACAGTTTGCCGAACTTAAACCGATGTTTGATGATGGGGATGTAGAACAACTCAAAAAAGTATGCCGTGGCAAGCTAAACGGCACAGGCGGTAGGAATGGCTCAAAAGGACTTGTTAAGGAAAGAGACGAAATCTCAACAAGGATTGATACAATTCATTCTACCAATGAGTATACAGACCTTGCAGAGCTTGAATTGCAGAAGAAAACATACGAGCCACAGCTTAAGGAAATTGAAGATAAGCTGTCCGACTACAATAAGATTTTAGAGAGCAAGCAGAAAGCCACAGAGGACATTATGAACCTTAAATTTGAGCTTTCAGACATGGAAAGAAAAGCTAACGCTGACAATCAGAAAAAACGCATGGAGCTACAATTACAGATTGATGATTTTAATGCTTCAATTCACAAAACAGAGTCAATGATAAGAGCTAAAAAGGCTAGCATTGAAAACTCTGAAAGAGAGGTTAGATTTTGCGCAGAGAACTTAGCAAAGGTACGTGCTGACTGGAAAAAAGCAAAGGCACTTTCCTTTGACGAGAGCAGTGTTAATTGTCCGATGTGCGGCCAGAAGTTGCCGGAAGATAAGATAGAGAGCATGAGAAATGAGTTTGACGAGCAAAAAGCAAAGAACCTTAAGGAGCTTGAAGATAAGGGCAATGCACTGTCAAGTGATAGCAAGGAGCTTAAACAGGCTATCGAGGATAAGAAAAAAGAGATAGTTGACCTCGAAGCAGAACTTAAGGAACTGACAGAAAAGTATGAAATCGTTGCTAAAGAGCTTGAAATGGTACCTACTGATATTGATATGACAGGCAACAGTGAGTATCAGGCACTTAAAGCTAAAATCGAGGAAAAAGAGAAAGCTCTTGCAGACGAAAACGATACATCAGAACTTATCAGAAAGCTCAAAAACGAGCGAAACGAACTGTTAAGGCAAGTTTCATCGGTTGATACAAAGATTGAGCTTGGTGTGGCAAATAACAAGCGTATAGACGATAGCATAGCCGACCTTGAAGATAAGAGAAAAGACCTCAATCAAGAAATTGCTGATTGGGAAAGAAAGCTTGATTTGCTGAAAGAGTTTACTCGAAAGAAAAACGAGCTTTTACAGGCAGATGTAAATAAGTATCTGAATTTTGCCACAGCAAAGCTTTTCAGACCGCTTTTAAATGGTGATACCGAGGAGTGCTGCGACTTTGTTTACAATGGTGAAGCATATGCAAGAAATCTCAATCATGGTGCAAGGATGTTAACGGAAGTTGACATATGCCGAGCTTTTCAGAAAGTGGCAAACGTTAATTTCCCAATTATTATTGATGATACAGAGAGCGTTGACGATTGGAGAATACCACAGATTGATAACCAATTAATTATGTTAAAGCATACACAGGACAAAGAGCTTGTGATTAAAAATATGGAGGTATAGAAATGATTAAAGCAAAAGACGGAGAAGTTACATTTAGAGGTGTAAAAAGTTGTGTTATGGCAGAGGCGGTTACTGTTTTACGTGTGCTTAAAGAGGAACTTTCAGAGGAAGAGTACAAAATGGTAATTAGGCTTGCTGATAAAAGCGAGGAACAGGTGAAAGATGAAACCGAGAGAGCAAGAGAAATGCTCAAAAAGTTACTTGGATTATAGGAGGTTCAATATGAGTATTAAGAAAAGAAATTATTATATGGGCGGTAAGAAACATACTGTAGAGCTTAAGTATGACGGATATATGTATACAGTCATATCTGACGGAGTTTTATTCAAGCAGACACCTAATGAACTGTTTGCGGTTCAGGTTTTTAATGAGATTTAGGAGGATTAATTATGGCAGAGAATACGCAGTTAGTTGAGTATGAATCAAATGGGGAAATGGTGAAAATTTCCCCAACAATGATAAAAAGATACCTTGTAAGTGGCGGTGGCAATGTATCTGACGGAGAAGTAATGATGTTTATGTCATTATGCAGATACCAGCACTTAAATCCGTTTTTGAGAGAAGCATACCTTATTAAGTATGGAAGCAACGACCCAGCCACAATAGTTACTGGAAAAGACGTTTTTACAAAGAGAGCCAATGCAGACCCACGATATAAGGGAAAGAAAGCAGGAATTATTGTAATTAAAAAGGACGGAGCTGTTGAAGAGCGAGAGGGAACAATGGTTTTACCTAACGAAACTATCGTAGGTGGCTGGGCGAAAATCTTTATTGACGGAAAAGAGGACGAGTATCAGTCAGTAGGCTTTGATGAGTACGCAGGAAGAAAAAAAGATGGTTCGCTTAACAGCCAATGGGCGAAAAAACCAGCCACAATGATTAGAAAAGTAGCTGTTGTGCAGGCCTTAAGAGAAGCGTTTCCAGATAGATTTCAAGGTTTATATGCACAAGAGGAATTTCAAAATGTATCAGATGTAAAACTTGATACAGAAAAGGTTGTTGCTGATGAAATCAAAGAAAACGCAAATAGTGTAGATTTTGACGAGGACAACATAATTGATGTAGAGCCGACCGATACAGCCGACAAGCAGTCAGAGGAGTTGCCGCCGTTCATGCAGAGTGAGGAGAGCTGATATGAGAGCAATTTCACAGGATGGGACAATAGATGTTCCTTATGAAATGGTAGTTATTCAGAGGTTTGAAGAAGATATTTATTTTTTAAACCGTAATTTAACAGGGGTAGAAGACTTGATTAGTGACATTAGGTTGGCTAAATACTCCACCGAAGCAAAGGCGATTAAGGCTATGGAAATGCTGAGAGAAGCATACGCAGGAAAGCCAAAATTAAATGTAAATGAAATCCCTAACTTAACACCACAGGAGTTTGGAGAAAAATTAGGAATTAGCGATATTCTACTTTGTGACAAAACCAATGCAGATGTCAGCTTTTCAAGCAATTACTACTTTCAGTTCCCACAGGATGATGAAATCGAGGTGTGAGTATGAAAATTATTAAAGGCAAAGAAAAAGAATACAAGGATTGGTACGACAAGAATAGTGACGGATACAGCAGAGCTTGCTTCACTTATGCTGAAAGGTGGGCTGAGCTGTTAGAAGCAGAAATTGACAAGAGCAATGATGTTATGAAGTGTTTTGCTGATAATGCCGACAGATTGAGCCACGAAGCAGACACAGAGGGCATAACAGGATTTATGTACGGATGCGCAGTTAGTATTCTTTCGCAGTGCCGGGAATACGGAGAGTATTTGAGAAAATGGCACAATAAAGAGTATAACTATGACGGAAAAGGTGTTGTTAATCCAGCGCTTATGAGGATAAGCAAATGAAACTTAAATGCTTAGGCTCATCGTCAGCCGGAAATTGCTATCTGCTAACTTCCGACAGTGGAGAAACGCTTATCCTCGATTGCGGAATACCGATTAAGGAGATTAAAAAAGGCTTAGATTGGAACATAAGGGGGATAAAGGGTGTGATTATAAGTCACACCCACCTCTAGATCACAGCAAGTCATTAAACGATTTTAAGCCAATGGGAATACCGATACTTGCCCCATATTTAGGCGATAGCTGTAAACCAATGAATATGGGCGGATTTACAGTAAAGCCTTTTGATTTAACGACAATAGACGGAAACTGGACACACACTAATGCAAATGGCGAACCTTGCCCAATATATGGCTTTTTGATTACTCACAAGGAAATGGGAAGAATGCTTTATATAACCGATTGTGAGGTTGTCAAGTGGAGATTTAAAGACATAAACCACATTCTCTTAGGCGTGAATTATGACAAGGATTTAATCGACAGGGATAACACAGGCAAAGCTAATCACGTATTCAGAGGTCACTTGTCCATTGACACAGCTTGCGATTTTGTCAAAGCGAATTATTCAGATAGCTTGCAGAACGTCATAATGTGCCATCTATCGGCAGAAAATGCTGATAGTGGTAGTTTCGTTGAGAAGATGAAAAAAGTCGCTTGTGGGGCGAATGTGGATGTTGCGGCAGCAGGGAAAAGTTGGGATTTGAAAAATCCTAGCGAATGTCCGTTTTAGAAAGGAGAAAGATGTGGATAAAATTATAATTTGTAAGCATTGTGGGAAGCCAGAGTATTACGGAGAAATGCGTTGGCTAAGTGGAAGATGCAGTTGTAGAAATTGCTACAAAAGTCAATGGCAAGATGAAAATCACAAACTTTACATTTGGAATGATTTAGATGGAAAAAGACCAACTATGGAAGAATATGAAAGGCAAGAAAGATGATTAAAGGTAGAAAAGTCTATGACCCATTAACTGACACTTGGAGCACAGGTTATTGGGTTGCGGATGATAAAGGAAATTATTACCCAATATGGTAGAAGATTTGGACAGATTGGAGGTGTGAATGAGAAACTTTTATAGCGGTATCAGTAATGATAAAACACAATTTTTGATAAATATGAATTGGTATAAGGATAACGATGTAGAGACTTGTTTTAACCATAGTAAAATTTTTCATGGATTGCCTAAAAAATGCCGTATTGAAAAAAATGATTTTGAATTAGTATATTTAAAATTTGAATGGATTGGTAATACATATTATCCACAAGAAAGTGATAAAAGCGAAGGACAACCAATTAGGGTATATAAAATCAAGATGTAAATAATAAATATATAATTCTGAAAAGAAAAAATATCCTAATGCAGAACAGAAATACAGATTTGAGTTAGTAGAAAGTGAGGAAAAATAATGAATATTGTAGTATTAATAGGACGATTAACTAGGGACCCTGAGATTAGATATTCACAGGGCGAAAATGCAATGGCAATAGCAAGATTTACACTTGCCGTTGACAAGAATTTTAAGAAGAAAGACGATAAGGCAAATTTCATTAACTGTGTAGCTTTTGGCAAGATTGCTGAAACAGTCGAAAAGCACGTATTTAAAGGCTCAAAGATTGCAGTCACAGGTGAGTGGACTACAGGCAGTTACAAGAATAAAGACGGAAACACAGTCTACACTAACGATTGCAACATATCTAAGTTGGAATTTTGTGACAGCAAAAATTCAAGTGGCAGCAGTGCAGAGCCACAGCCAAAACCCGATGATGGCTTTATGTCAATTCCAGATGGAGTGGCGGATGAGGGATTACCATTCAATTAAGAGGTGTGATTATGGCAGAAAATAAACATACAATGCAGGAATTGTATCAATGGCAGGCATTACCGCTTAATATCAAGATTTTAATGACAGCCGAGAGAATAAGAAGTTGGGTGAATGAGTTTGGCGAAGACGGAGTGTATCTATCATTTAGTGGTGGCAAGGATAGTACAGTTTTAGGATATATAATCAGAGAAGTTTGCGGATATAAAAACGTTCCTTTTGTGTTTGTGGATGTACCGACACAATATCCAGAGTTAAAGAAGTTTGCACAGACATTCGATAATCTTGTGATTTTAAAACCTAAGATTTCATTCGCACAGGTTTGTGAAAAGTATGGATTTCCAATGTTTTCAAAGGAAATATCAGAATGTGTTGCAGATAGTAGAAAATACATTAGAATCCTTACAGACAGACAGACAGACAGACAGACAGACAGACAGACAGACAGGCAGACAGACAGACAGACAGGCAGACAGACAGACAGAGATTCCGTTTGCTTATCGCATAGCCGACCTGATAGGAATAGACAGGAGAGCAGACAAAGGAAACAAAGCTTTTGCGGATTTAAAGATGGGGAATATCCCTAGTGAAATTCTTAAAGCACCCATCAGAGTAAAGCAGCTATTCGGTGTCAAGTATGAAGATTTTGGCAGTATGTATGACAGGTCAAAATACTTGTTTATGCTAAATGCACCATTTGAAGTATCTAATCAATGTTGCAAGGTAATGAAGAAACAGCCTATGCACCAATACAACAAAGATACAGGCAGAGTGCCTATTACCGCTCAAATGGCTAGTGAAAGTAAATTAAGGACTTCACAATGGTTACAGAATGGCTGCAATGGATTTGACTTGAAAATTCCAACAAGTAATCCCATGTCATTTTGGACAGAACAAGATGTACTTTTATATATCAAGGAGAATAATCTTCCTATCTGTTCAGTATATGGGGATGTAGTTGTTGATTATTCGGCTATGGGGCAATGTGAAAATCAGATGTCATTTGCGGATTTTGGGATTTTTGACAATGAAAGACCACTACTGAAAACTACAGGTTGCAAAAGAACAGGTTGCGTGTTATGCGGATTTGGATGCCATCTTGAAAAAGAGCCGAATAGGTTTCAGATGTTAAAAGAAACGCACCCGAAATTTCATAATCTGCTTTATGTGTTAAAGAACAATGGTGTTACATACGCAGAAGCCATTGATTGGGTAAATGAACACGGAAATATGAATATTAAGTATTAAGGAGTGATTAAAGACGGATTACAAAAAGTTAAGGCAGGCAAAAGCTATAGAATCAGAGAATCGAAAGCGACTTCTAAAGATAAATCCAAAGCTGAATGACAGGAGTGGGATATACTTCCTGCTCCGAGAAGATGAAAACGGATTTAAGTATGCTTATATCGGACAGGCGGTACATACACTTAGCAGGTTGGCAAGCCACCTTGTAGGCTATGAACAGCATATAGACCTTAGTTTACGCAAACATAAGCTATATTCAGAGGATAATCCGTATGGTTGGCGAGTTGAATTTCTGAATTTTCCCGAAAGCCAGCTTGACGAAAAAGAGAAGTATTACATCAAACTATATGCCGACAATGGTTATCAGCTTAGGAATGTTAGTATCGGCGGACAAGGTGGAAATCGTGATAGTGGTTCAATAGGCGAGAGAAAAGCACCTAAAGGCTATATGCAGGGCATACAGCAAGGCAAAAAAGTGTTAGCGAGGGAATTATCATCTATCGCAGAAAAACACCTTATAATCCGCTTAAAGCCGGAAAAAGAGCACAACAAGGTATCACAGAAACAGTATGAGAAGTTTATGGATTTGTTGAAAGTGGGTGATTCAGAATGAATTTACTTGAACACTATGTAACAAATATAACTCACGAAGAACCGATTGAAAAGAACGGAATGTTGTTTTTCAAGGTTGTATGTGATGTTGATTGCTATGGGAACAAAGAGGTTCAGACAGAAGTTTTACTTTCAGAAGATGATTATGCAGAAGCTAAAAGTAAAGGCTATTATTTAGCCTAAAAACGAGGTGATTCGGAATGAAGATTTTAAGTAAGAAGAAATACAATAAACTCATTGAAGATTTTGAGAAATCGCAGAAAAAGGTTGAGGAACTCAAAAGGATAAATGAAAGTCTTGGTAAAAAGTTAGAGTATGAAAAGACAAGTTACAAGCTGAATGGTGGCAAGGCTTTCTGCTTTAAATGTAAAAACTCTTACAGATACAAGACATATTGGGTAGGGGAAGAAATCGAAAAGTGTGGTTGCTTACTTGATGTTCCTTGCGTGAATTTTGAGGAAAAAGATTAAAATACATCAACCAAAACTTGAAGAAAACAGGAGATTAATTAAATGGCAGAACGTAGAATGTTCACAAAAAAAGTCACTGATGATGATAATTTTATGGTTTTATCATCAAGTGCGCAAGCCTTATATTTGCATTTATCTATGTCTGCTGACGATGACGGATTTTGCAATCAGGTATCAGTTTCCATGTTCAAAGCTCACGCAAGTGTGGCTGATTTACAGCAACTATTGGAAAAGAGATACATTTATCAGTTTGACAATGGTGTGATTGTAATTAAGCATTGGCGCATGGCAAACGCTTTGAGAAAAGACCGGTATACACCAACGAATTTTAAGGAAGAATTGGCAAAATTAAAGATAAAATCCAATGGTGCATACACATTTTCTGACGATGGTTGCCGTGTGGTTGCCAATGGGTTGCCAGATGGTTGCCAAGTGGTTGCCACTTGTCTGCCACAGGATAGTATAGGTAAGGTAAGTATAGATAAGAATAGTATAGTTAAGGATAGTAAAGATAAGGATATAAAAGAAAAAGATATTGATAAATCAATATCTAAAAAGAAAACTGTCTACTACCCTGATGATGAAATGTTAGAGAGTGCTTTTCAGGAATATTTGACAATGCGAAAGAAAATCAAAAAGCCAATATGCACCGACATGGCATTGCACCGAGCTATGAACACTATCGAGAGACTTTCAAAGGGCGATAATGATTTGGCTGTTAAGATTCTTAATCAGTCAGTAGACCATTGCTGGCAAGGGCTGTTTGCGTTAAAGGACAATGAGCCACATTCAGCTAACAAAGGTGCTATTGATTGGGATAATGTGTAAAGGAGTGATAAAAATGGCAGAAAAAGAACACAAGGGAGATATGAAACATAATCTTGCTGAAATGTATGCTAAAAATATGGTTGATTACGGAGTTGATGTAACTAAAGCATGGCAAACGGTAGCAGAACAATCATGTGCTTTAGAAAAAGCATATATCCGTGGTAGACAATACGAAGCAGATAAGTTTATCAAATTGAGAAAAGAATACAATGATGGTTGGATTCCTTGCAGTGAGAGGTTACCGGAAATTGATGGAAACACAAGTGATACCGTTTTGGTTTGCGGTAGTGATGGTTTTCTGTATATGGCTTTTTGGTGTGATGATTTGCAGTGGAGACTTTGCGAGTGTGGAACGGCTATAGAGCCGGTTCTTTGGACGGAAATTGTAGCTTGGCAACCACTCCCAGAACCATTTAAGGAGCGTGATTGATATGACGATTGATGAAGCAATAGAATGTGAAAGAAATCATAGATTATATCCTGAATACCATGAGGAGATTGCAGAGTGGCTAGAAGAACTGAAAGAAATGCGAAAAAGTCAAGGGCAAGTTGCAGATTTTTGGTATCAAAAAGGTATAAGCAGAGAATCAAAACTGATTTTTGATAAAATCGAAGAAATAAAAAATAGATATGATAGCGAAGATTTTGCAATAATAGGTATTTTGATTAAGATACAAGAAATTGCATTGGAAAATGCAGAACATCTAAAGGTGGGTGGCGATTCTTGACAAGAAATGAGACAGTTAAAATCATTCGCATAATGTGTGATTGCTACCCCAATTACAAGCCGAGCAATTTATCAGAGACAATAGATACGTGGAATATGATGTTGGAAGAATACAGCTACAGCCAAATATCTATAGCGTTAAAAACTTACGTGCATTCCGATACAAGCGGATTTGCACCGAGCATCGGACAGCTAATTGACAAACTGCATGAGGTTCAATTCCCACAGGAGCTTAACGAAATGGAAGCATGGTTCCTTGTTAGCAGGGCACTACGAAATGGCTACTATGGTGCAGTTGAAGAATTTAATAAGCTACCACCACTTGTACAAAAGGCTGTTGGGAGCCCTGATAATCTTAGAAACTGGGCACTGACGGACAGCAAGAGCATTGAAAATGTAGTGCAGTCAAACTTTATGAGAACCTACAGGACGGTTGTTAATCGAGCAAAGGAATATCAAAAAATGCCAAAGGACATACAGGCGTTGATTGAAAGTACCAATAGAAGCTCGTATTCGGCTCAAATCGGCTCTAAAAATCAACAGACGATAAAATTATCGCTTGAAGATAATAAAAGCCAAAATAAACCGATTAAAGGTATTCCAATGCCAAAAGAAATTAAGGAACGTATCGAGCAGATGAAAAGATAGGAGGTAAAGAGGTTTTGGTCGACCAATTAAAACATGTTTTACTCCTAGCGAAAAATGATAAAAGACAAGTATTCAAGGCAGAGATATGAAGTGCGAAAAGCCAGTAACCTTTGCGTGCTTTGCGGAAAACCGCTTGATAGAGAAGGTGTGGTTTGTACGGCATGTAACAGCAAACGTACAGCATATGGCCGAGAGCTTTATAAAAAATTACAGGCAGTTGGTGTTTGCCCTAGATGTGGCAAGAACTTGCTATATGGTGATGAAAAAAGCTGTATTGAGTGTAGGGCAAAATCAGCCGAAGCTGCGTCAAAGAAACGTGCTGCTGATGTCGAAAAATACAATGAGCGACAAAAAGCATGGCGAAAAGCACGATACGAAAAAGACAAAGAGAACGGCATATGCACACGCTGTCGTAAAAGGAAAGCAGACCCAGGACATACCACTTGCACATTTTGCCGGGAAACAATGAGAAGAGCACGAGTTAAAATGCCTGAAAGAACCGGCAGATATGAACAAGGACTATGTTTTTTCTGCGATAATCCGGTAAAACCCGGATATAAGGTCTGCGAAAAACACTATCAGCAAAACGTTAAGAATGCGACTTGTGAAAAGGCAAACTTGGCACGGCAGAAAATAAAAGAAAGGAGTCCACAATGGACGCCTTGAAAGATTTTTACGATTTTTACCGACCACTGCAAAGAAAATATGACTTGCAAATGATTTACAAAACAAATAGCAAGGAAGCAAAAATAACTATCCGACAGCGCGGTAAAGAGCTTGTAAAAGGTTTAGATATGTATGACAAAGAAGTTCATCTAATATTTGAACCTAACACAATGTTTTATTCTAGCGGAGAGACAGGCGGATGGTACAAAGTAGACCCAACCACTATTTGTCGATGTACAGGCTTGAAAGACAAGAACGGCAAGCTGATTTGAAAGAATGACATTGTAAAAATAAATAATAGCAAGGGAAATGCGCTCATAACATTTAGAGATTTTGAAATTATATGTACAATTCCTAACGAAAAATATTATAAGCACAGGCTTGAATATGATACTGAATATGAAGTTGTCGGAAACGTCTTTGGCAATCCGGAGTTATTAGAAAGCGAGGGATAGCATGGCAGAAAAGAATAGTAAAGAGCCAAGCCCATGTAGCGGTTGCAAATACGAAAAAAGTACAAACATAAAGGAACTTTTAGCTTTTTGCACACATTGTAAAAGAGCTTATTCCCACGAAGAGGATAGGGAAATTCACGAGGATAGATACGAAGCAAAAGAAAGCGAGGAATAACATGACAGAGAGCGAAAGACTTATAGAAAATGAGGCAGAAGCTATTGAATGTCTTAAAAGCAATAAGCCAACAAGTGGCTATGTGATGTTGCAAGAATCTATTGATATGGCGATTAAGGCGCTTAAAAAGCAAATTCCAAAGAAACCGAGAAAAACCGATTCGTACAGAGGTATGTTAATAAGAGTATATGCTTATGCATGTCCTACTTGTGGAAATGCATGTTTAGAAAAATACATGAACGAACGGCAGAATACAACGTTTTGTTGGAATTGCGGTCAAAAATTAGACTGGAGCGATGCAGAATGACCAACATAACAACAGTAGTATACACTGCTCTCATAGTATTCGGATTAATCGGTCTGACAGAGGTAGTGCTTGCATGGTGCGACATTTATGGACGAGATAAGACCGATGATGAGATACAAGAGCAGTGGTGTAGCGAAAATATTAAACATTAATTAATTTATCAGAAAGGAATAGGTTGTGCGCACATAAAACCGAGGTTTCCTTTTGGTGGATTTAAAATGATAGTACATTGTTTATTTGAGCAGTCAGGCACATTCAAGAATGCTTTCAAAAAGTATGGAATTGAAGCCTACGACTATGATATTCAGAATGAATTTAACGAAACTGACTATGTTACTGACCTTTTTAAAGAGATAGAGGGGGGGGTATCAAGGCGAGCCAAGCTTGTTTGATAAGATAAGCCCTGATGATTTGATATTTGCATTTTTCCCTTGCATAAGGTTTGAAAATCAGATAATGCTGTGGTTTAGAGGGCAGTCGGCAAGTCAGAAAAAATGGTCTTTAGAAGAAAAATGCGAATTTGATATGAATTTGCTTAAAGAAGTTTCGCTTATGTATGATTTGGTAAACAAAATGTTTATTATTTGCATGAGAAAAGGATTAAAGCTAGTAATGGAGAACCCTTATTCAGAAGAGCATTTTTTAAGACGATATTGGTGCTATTCTCCAGCAGTAATTGACAGAGATAGAAGAGATAGCGGAGATTACTTTAAAAAGCCTACGCAATATTGGTTTTTGAATTGCGAGCCACAGAACAATCTTATTTTTGAGCCAATTAGTTATAACGCTATCGAATGTAAGGATGCTATAAGGACAATGTCAAAAGAACATTATATAAAAACAGGGGCAGATAATAAGAAAACAGCGAGGTCAATGATACACCCACAGTACTCAGATAGATTTATCAGGCAGTATATTCTTGATGAAGAAATATGGAGAGGCAAACAATGAAGCACTACAAACCAATTAAATGTGTAGTCTGTAGCAAAACATTTACACCGACCGCAGCTAATCAAAATACGTGTTGCGAAGCACATAGAGAGCAGAGAGCTACGGAATTAAGAAAAATCAGAGAGAAGAAAAGACTTAAAAGAAAGCCTGTTAAGAAAAACAAACTTGCGGAAATCTGCGAGATTGCTAAAAGCAAGGGCATGAGCTACGGACAATATATGGCAGAGCAGTATAAAAAGGAAGTGACGATAAGATGAATAGCAGAACTATAAGTGATATAGAGCCAATTAAAAGACAATGCGTATACGAGGACAACAAGCCGTGCAACAGCTCATGCCGATACTCAAATACTTGTATACACAGTGCAAACAAAACCGAAGAATAGGAGATAAGGTCTATGAAGTTTTCAAAACTGACTAGACCGGAACTTGAAGAGATTATGAAAAATGCCAATTTCACCGATGAGGAAGCGGAAGTTTTTAAGTTGCTAGTTGCTGATAAAAGCCTTGAAGAGGCATCGCAGAGACTTTTGATTTCAAAAACAACCACTTCCCGGAGAGTGGCAGACATTAAAGAAAAGATAGAAAGGAGTCGGGCAATGATTAATAAAGTACCGATATGGGAAAAAGTAACGCTGACGATTGATGAAGCTGCGGAATATAGTAACATCGGAATTAACAGAATCAATGATATGCTTAATAATCCCTCATGTCCTTTTGTACTCTTTGTCGGAAGAGGCAAACGATTAGTTAAACGCAAGGAGTTTGAAAAGTACCTCGAAAAGACAGATAGCATATAAATAGATATATTGAATTATAAGCCATTATGTAGTAATATAGAAATTATCATATAATGGCTTTTGATTTTGAAAGGAGCCATAAATCAGTATGGGAAAGGATTTGAGAGGAAAAGAGCTGGGAGTCGGAATAACCCAGCGCAAGGACGGACTTTATCAGGGCAGATATAAAGATAGGTTCGGCAAGAGCAAGACGATTTACAACAGCAAGTTGTCAGAACTGCGGAAAGAACTTAGTAAAGCAGTGACCGACAATCAACAATTCACAAGTGTTAGAGACAGCATTACCCTTGATGCGTGGTTTGACAGGTGGATGAATGTATACAAGAAAAAGAGAGTGCGCCCCAATACCATTAGGGAGTATACGCATATATATAAGAAGAACATTTCGCCATACTTAGGAAACCATGAAATAACATCTATTCGCAAGCCAGACGTGCAGTTACTTATCGACAAAGCTTCTGACGATAACTATAAGTATGAGAGGCAGAGCAAAATCAAGGTTATTTTAAATGACATGTTCAGTAGAGCTATGGAAGATGACCTGATGATTAAAAATCCGGCGAAAGGTGTAAAACTGAGAGCAGACAAAGAAGTTAATGCTTTTGCATTGACAGTAGAGCAACAGAGCGAGTTTTTTGAAGCATGTAAAGGCACATTTTACGACAACATGTATAATGTGGCAGTTAATACAGGCTTGCGACCGGGAGAACTGTTTGCGCTCACGATTGCAGATATACATATGGACGAGGGATATATTGATGTTAATAAGACACTTGTGTATCAGAAATACCTTGAAGATAAAGGCAAGACATTTCATGTTGAGCCGCCAAAAACCAAGCAGAGTTACAGACACGTACCAATTAACAGTGTGTGCAAGGAATATCTAACCAAACAATTTGAACTTAAAAAGATAGTTTCAGAACGTAGACCCAAGGAACAGAACGAATATTTGTTTGTTACAAGGTTCAATACACCAATTAATTCGGTTATATATAGCGACTCTATACGTTCAGTTGTAAGACGGATAAATGATACAAAGAGCAGTGACGATGAATTTCCATTTTTTAGTGGTCACACATTCAGGCATACGTTTGCGACAAGATGTTTTGAGTCAGGCATAGAGCCGAAAGTCGTTCAATCATATTTGGGTCATGCAACGCTGAAAATGACAATGGACTTGTATACACATGTTACACCTGAAAAATCGTTTGCTGACATTGAAAAAATCGTTAGCACCGACAACAAAATCATAGAATATAGAAGAAAATGTGTGTAGTAAGCGTGTAGTAGTACACACTCTCAATTTACAGAATGTTGAAAAATCAACGCTCGTAGGGCATTTTTGTACTAAAACTGGTAAAACTACTATGTATATCAAGGAGTGCCATACGATTTCGTAAATAATGGCGCAATCCTAGGAAAATAAAGGGTCTGCGGAGTTTTCGCAAAATCGTAAAAAATATAAAATTCTATGTATTTTAATGTATTTTAATACAAAAAGTGTGTAGTAACTGTGTAGTAACCACCCCAAAAAGTGTGTAGTAAAAATTGTATATAGAAAAGCCATTATATGACACAAATATGAGAAGAACATGGAAATGCTCTTCTCTTTTTTTATGCCACAATTTAGGCATAAGGAGATGATGTTATGTTTGACGATGAAGTGAGAGAACAAATATTTGCAAAAAGTGAGTTACAAAAAATCGACCTAATGACATTGTCTCTCGTCATTAAAGCAATCGAAGAGGTCTTGGAGGAAAGAGAGAATGAACATGCCGTATCAGCAACCAATGATGAATTATACACCTAATTATGGAGCATATCAGTACAACCCAATGGCGAGCTATCAGAGATACCAACAGCCTGAGCCGACACAAGGCATAAGTGGCAGAGTAGTACAGGCAGTTGAGACTATTAATCCCAACGAGGTGCCAATGGATGGCAGTGTAGCATTTTTCCCAAAACAGGATTTAACAGAGATATACGCTAAGAGTTGGAATGCTGACGGAACAATACGCACATTGACTTTTAAGCCGGTTTTAAACGATAAGACAGACATTTTATCGGGTGACACAGAAAAGCTTGAATTTGACCTATCAGAGAAAGCCACAGAGGGTATTATGGCAAAGCTCAACGAACTATCTGAGAAAATTGAGCAATTATCTTTAGGAGCACAAAGAAAAACTCCACGAACACAAAGTAAGGAGGGTGAAAAAGCATGAATGTAATGGGAATAATGCAACAGATAATGAGCAATAACCGCGTAATGGGAAATCCAATGATTAAGAATGCAATGAGCATGGCTCAAAGCGGAAACAGCAAGGGAATCGAGCAAATGGCAAGGAACCTATGCAAGGAAAAAGGCATTAATCCTGATGATGTAATGAAACAGATTAGAGGTAATTTTGGGATATAGCATATGAGAGAACGTGCGCACGGCTCTTTATGAAATAAATTTTGGAGGTAAAACAGATGTTCAACACAGGAAATTGTCCAAGCGTACCCATCGTGGCGAATTTGGACGGAAACAACGGAAATAACTGGAATGACGGCTCTTGGCTTTGGTTCCTTATCGTAGTATTTGCGATATTTGGGGGCTGGGGTAACGGCTTTGGTGGTTTCGGTGGCGCTAATGGCGGTGTCGGCAGTGAAATTCAGAGAGGTTTTGACAATCAGGCGGTTATCAGCAAGTTAGACGGCATTTCCAACGGACTTTGTGACGGCTTTTATGCCATGAACAACAGTATGCTCACAGGCTTTAACGGCATAAACACAAACATTATGCAGACCGGCTATGGCATACAACAGGCGGTAAACGCTGATACAGTTGCTAATATGCAGAATACCAATGCTTTACAGTCACAGCTTGCTAACTGTTGCTGTGAGACAAGAGAAGCCATTCAGGGTGTAAACTACAACATGGCTACTAACACTTGCGCTTTACAGAACACAATGAACAATAATACAAGAGATATTATTGACAGCCAGCAGGCAGGAACGAGAGCTATTCTTGATTATCTCTGCAATGAAAAAATCTCTAGCTTACAGGCAGAAAATAACGACCTTCGCAGAGCAGCTTCACAGGATCGTCAGAGTGCATTACTTACAACTCAGATGGCAGCTCAGACACAGCAGATTATCAACGCTGTAAATCCGGCACCAATCCCGGCATACACAGTACCTAATCCAAATGCTTATGCATATGGATGCGGATGCAACACCGGCTGTGGCTGCTAAAAGTAGCAGCTAAAAGTAGCAGCTACGCAAAAATGAATAATTGAGTATCTTAATCGAGTTCTTTCGAGTTTCTTTCGAGTTTCCACTCGAAGAACTGAATACAAGATTATGTCTGCTAAGCAGTATTACTTATAACCAAAGGGCAGACTATAATGTTTGCCCTTATTTTGTGAAAGAGAGGATTTTATTATGGCTGAATTTTCAAATGTTGCAACACAGACAGTTGCAGTAAACGGAAATGTATTATTTACAGATGCGCCAACGTCTGTATGCAATAAAGGATATATTTCGCACAGAACAGGGAGCGGATTAATTAACCTTAAAGGCGCTACCAACACTTGTAAAGCAAAATACAGAGTAGAATTTAACGGAAATGTTGCAGTTCCTACGGGCGGAACCGCAGAAGCAATTTCATTAGCTATTGCTGTCGAGGGTGAGCCAGACTTATCTACACTGGCAATCTCTACACCAACAGCAGTTGAAGCATTTAACAATGTGTCTATGGCAACAGATGTATGGCTTCCTTGCGGATGCTGTCAGGCCGTTTCTGTCAAGAATACATCTGCACAGGCTATCAGTGTTGCAAATGCTAGCATCACAGTAAATCGAATTGGTTAGGGGGCGAGAGTATGCACGTTGAAAGAATACACAAAATGCAAGAGTGTCTTACAGAGAAAGCTGTCAGCGAGTTTGAAAAGGGCATTGAGAATGTTGACACTTCCGAGATGGGGCAAGTCGTAGATATGATAAAAGACCTTGCAGAAGCCGAGTATCATTCAATAATTTCCAAGGCTATGAAAAAGGCTGATGAAGAGGAAGAAGAGTACGACAAAGAACTTCTAAGAAGCTTTAAGGCAGAATATGGCGAAGAAAGTGGCAGAAGATATTACGACCAATATCGCTATGCGAATGGCAGATTTGCCCCTAAAGGTCGTGGAACACGTAGGGGATATGAAGAACCACCATATTATCATATGCCGGTAAACTACAATGACATGGAGTATATGCGTGACATGGATAAGAACCAAGGTAAGATGTACTACTCTGAACCAATTGTACCACATGTGAGTGAAAGCAATTATGACAGAGCGAAGAGACATTATACCGAGACAAAGGAAATGCACAAAGGAGCTTCAACAGAGGACAAAGAGCATAAAATGAAAGCCCTTGACATGTATATCCGTGAATTAAGCGGAGATATATCGGAGCTTTTAAATGACATGACACCCGATGAACGCAACCTTTTGCGCACAAAAATGAGCAATCTTGCGTCAAAACTGTAATTATTAAGGCTATGGGTAGTAATGCTCATAGCCATTTTTAGAGGGTATAAGCATGGATATAAGAGTTAATGATACATTGTGGCACATACAATTCAAAAAGCCCACATCAAGCGAATTAAGGCGGTCTGACGGCACAATAAGTTTAGGAGTAACCGACAACACAACCAAGACAGTAACGATAGCTGATAATGTGTCTGATTACATGGCCGACAAGATACTATGCCACGAGCTAGTGCATGTGTACTCGTTCTCATACGGCTGTGATATTGACATAGAGACAGAAGAAATAATCGCAGACTTTATGAGCTTGTACGGACGGAATATTGTATACACGGCTGACAAAATATTTAATTTATTGGAGCAGAAATATGGATAGAATAGACAAACTATTAGAATACATACACCGGACTAATCCGGAAATGACACGGCAGAAATTGATTGAAAGACTAGGAGAGAGCGATTACAGCGCCAAGAGCATTTATTTTTTGGCAATTCAAAATTCCTAAAAATTTTGTCAAGAATTTTTGATACCCCCCTACCTTTTGGATTTTTCAATTTCAAAAATCCGTTTGCAAAATTTCACAAAAACTTGCCGAGAACTTGTAAAGAACTCGCACCGCACTTTAATTGAGTAAAGTTTTCTGAAAATTCAAACATTTTCCATGAATTGGTGCGCTTGACTTGTTAGATATTGCACCCGGCACAACTTGCCACGGCTTGACGGCTTGAACCTCTACAGATATATTACAGGGCATTGTAAACGGCTTGTTTTACGGCTTATTTTAGTGCACTTGATAAAATCCATGTTAGTACGCTCAAAAACCCTTAAATCGTCAAATACACGGCTTTAAATGTGTATATCATAAAATCATAACCCGTTTTTATTTATTTGTCAATGTACGGCAGTGCCTGGAACTATAGCCGGACAACTTTTTGCGCGGGCTGTATTAGCTTTTAGCAAGCTCCAAACGGTCAATTATACGCTGTATGTCTGATAAAGGCATACAGAACGCGAGCACGCTAAAAAGGGATATAAATATCCCTAATGGTAACGCGTGATATATTTTCCGGCCTGATAGTCGCAAAACAATGTGACCGGGTGAACGTGTGCACGCTTTTCAACAACTTGCAACCATTCACCGGACCTTTGAACTGTAATTTTTAGTTCGTGTGACTCCATCCATTCTATACAATCATACTTGATATAGCTAAAATCGCTTATTTTTGGCATCTCATAGCCTAGCGCCTGAACTCGCTTATATATTTCCTTTTTCCCCAAATACTCATAATTAGACATAATACACCCCCCTAACTATAACAAGCCTTAATTATTGGGCTTATATAATTCTCGTGGTTCAAGAAATTAATAAAAGCCGTCCGGCGGTATCCCTTGCCACCGATGAGTGACAAAACATCGTCACACGTGCCATGATCCGCGACAGATCTAAAAATATCTGTTATAGCTTTTCGTGTCTCTCGTTCGCTTGCCTGATAGCCTAATACATCCGTATATTTTCCATTGTAGCGTGCTTTTATTTCACGCTCTACAGCATCAAGACTTTTTAGTTTGTTTTCCATTTATTAACCCTCTTTTCTGTTTTAGTACATGGTTTATAAGTTACTTTTTGACTTTTTCGCGGTCCGTCGTGCGTTAATCTGTTTTTATAGGTGCAATAACGCAAATCGCCTATATATGCATACAATATATTTATAGTGTGCTGTATATCTTACACACTTTAGCATGTCTAACGCTCGCTGCTCTGCGCTTGCTATTCCCCACGTTTATTAATCGCTCCACTTGTCGCAAGTTCAAATACCACACCGATACGGCTTTGCATTATCCGCGAATGTCTGTATATATGCACTTATGACCACAAAAGCCGGTAGCCCTCAAACGCTCAAAACGTTAATATATGCACTTATAACCGCTTTTAATTGGTAGCCCTCAACAGATTAATATAAAGCCTGAAAAGCCTTATATATAAAGCTAATAGCCGGAATTGCACCGGCTTAAAAATCCCTTGATATTAGCTATTTAATAAAAAAATAAAAATAAACCACCATAACCAATAACAAGGCATGATATAAAAAGGCTTAAAGCCTTTAAAAGCTCGATAAAATCTCTCATAGTTGCGCCCCCCCTTAATTCCAATTAATTGCTAAATGCTCAAAAGTCTTTTCAATGTCTGTTGAGCTGTCCGCGGTATAATCTCCAATAGCTTTATTGTTAATATAACAATTCCCCCAATATTCCCCGGTCAAATCGTTAAAAAATATATTGATTTTTTCAACCGCTTTTATTTTGTCATTGTGCCACATGTCTATATTAATCATGTTTTATCCCCACTCCTCAACGTTTTTATAATTATCTGATTTATGAATTTCTGCGCGGTAAATGCTGTATAATAAATCATTTAGTACCTTATAAAGTGCCATTGTGCAAGTTGCTTGCTCGTCACACTGATATAGATAGCATTCTAGCTTTTTGATAAATCTATATCTATCGAGCATATACAAATTTTTGCCATCGTTGGGAAAGTCCGGTATTTCTGTTGTACTTTCGTCATACCTTGACGACACAGCCAAATCGTTAAAGCGGTATAAAACGCGTGCTATTTTCCTAGTTTGATAAAATCCACTTTTACCGTCACAATTTCTAAATTGGTTTTTAAGTTCTTTAGTATTTAAACTTATACAGTTGCTATTGTTTGAGTTGTCCAGTATATAGCGGATTGACTCCGCTATATCTGTTATTGATTCGATTGATAATATATATGAGCTCATAATTCACGCCCTCCTTATTCTGTAATTCTTTCAAATATATCTATTGTTTTGTGTGCACTTTCTCTTCTCTTTTCAGCTATATAACTATGGCGCTTGCTCTTTAGGGCTTTTTCTGCTTCCTTAAGGCTTACAACTCCCCAGCCTGAAGCCTCTCTTAATAGCTTAACTTCTTCTTTTGGTAGCTTAATGGCTCTTAAAGTGTCGGGATTGATAGAGAAATTATCTTTAATTCCCGGATATAAGTCTTGACAAAGCGGGATATATTCGTCGCTTCCCATATTCTTGCCAATATTCCATATATAGAAATTGAATGGAATTTTTTTAACTATCTTATAAATATCTGTATTCCATAAAGTTTCGTTTGTAATTGTGTCGCCCTTAACTTCAAATTTCATAATCTTGCACCATTTCACCGATTGTGTTATAATCGGTTTACCTTTCAATTATTATTTTGTTTGGTGCCTGTCGTTCGGTTGTCAGCTCTGCGACAGGCTTTTTATTTTGTCCCTCGTCTTTCGACTTGACTAAAGTATATCAAACATTAAGCACTAATACAATTGACATAATACATAAAATTAAGCACTAATACTTACACTGCTTTTGTGCATTTTGATTAAGCACTAAAAATATATTGATATTAAGCACATTTTATAATATAATAATATAAATAAATGTAGAAAAGAGGTGTATTAAATGGATAATATAAAGAAAATACAGGCACAGAAAAATCGTGAAGCCGTCAAAAAGTGCATGAAAAATAAAGATAGAATAAATATTATTCTGCCTTTGGGAACAATAGACAGAATAAATGCATACGGACTAAAAACAAGTGCTTTTGCCCGAGAACTTATTTTATCGGAACTTGACAAAATGGATAGAATGAAGAAATAACCATATTACATATAAGGCACTAATATATAGTGGTAAGGGTGTAAAATGACAAAGCAAGAAATAACTGCAAAAATATCGCAACTCATCAACTACAATGTTAATAAAGAGGGCATAACCTGCAAAGAACTTGCAGCGCGAAAAAAATTAAACTACAAATCGATTAACGCATACGTCAACGGCTCGAGGGTGCCGCGCTTGCGTAATTATATTATAATATATGCAATGTTTGCGGATAATTTAACGAGGCGCGACGCGGAAAAAGCAGCAAGCAAGACAATTAATAGTTTTCTTGATGAAATTGCAATTTTATTTTCAAAAGGCTATAGATATGCGGATTTTGAGCAGATAACAGGAATCCCGGACGCAATTTTTTATAAATATAGGAAAAGATTAGTTAAAGATGTATCATTATTGCATGCGATAATTATAATTAAGTGCTTTAATCTAAATTCCAAAATTCCGGGCTTGATTGATTAAGCACAAAATGTATAAAAAGGTATTGACAAATTAAGCACTAATACATATAATGTACTTGTAACAAGTCAACAAGTTTGAAAGGAGATAAAGCATGAACAAATTTAAATTGATGACAGAAGAACAAAAAGAAGCGATTGAGTGGCTAAGAGTTCAAAAGGAATTTTTAAGCGACAACAAAAGGGATATTTTTATCTCCGAAAGTGGCAATTATCCGCTTATAGTTGATTTATTAAGCGAGACAAGCGTTAACAGTATTAACAACCGCTTGAGTGGCTGCAATTTGCCCGTAATTGGCTTTGAGCCGGTTGAAGATGTGGCAGACGATAGCACGTATAAGTTGGACGGCTTGAGCTACGAAGAGGCTGAAAGTCTTGCACTTGGATATATGGGCCGTGCAGACAAGTTAATTGATAAATACCTGGATAAATTCAAAGTCGAATAGATAACAAAAAATCAATAATTGGAGGTATAAAGAGTATGAGAAACTTTTTGATAACTAAGAAAACATATAAATGTGGCAAACTTGCCGGATTTGAAATCCTTGGTATGGTTCAGGGCGATAATTTCCCGGCATACGATAAAGAGACTTTAAAAAAGCTTTTTCGTTGTAACTATTGGCGCAAAATTCATAGCCCATAAAACCGCCGCCGAATTTTACAACGCTATAGTTTAAATTATTTCTTTTTGCTATTTTTTCGATTTTATATCTCATATATTTACACCTCTTTAATATAAAGCCGGTGAACTTGCACCGGCTTAAATGTTAATTACTCGTTGTCACTGTCAAAATCTAGTTCGTTGTTTTGCTCCATGCTGTCGAGTACTTCACTAATTGCACTTGATAACAAGTTGCATCTAATTGTTACGTCGCACCATTCAAAATCCTCGTCGAGAAATTTCTCACCAATGATATTTTTGTCAATTCCTAAATTTTCAACGGCATCGTTGAGCTCATCTATATTGTCGATAACATAATCTCTAGCCGTTAAGCGGTTCATGGTATAACTACCGCTCGCATTGCCGGTTACGCTGTCGCAAGCCCATAACTCGTCATTTAAGTAGTTCTCCAGCTCGTCACGGTCTGAAAAATCAGAAATTGTTATTTCATCGTCGATATAATTTTTTACATCCTCTTTGATTGCTAATAAATAGTAGTATTCCATGTTTACACCTTTTCCCACGTATGTTATAATATACGCGCCTTTCATATTATTTTGTTTGGTGCCTGTCGTTCGGTTGTCAGCTTTGCGACAGGCTTTTTTATTTTGTTCCTTGTCTTTCGACTTGACATTATAATAACACTGCATTTATGTAATGTCAATACATAAATTAAAAAATATTGCAATAAAATTTAATTACATTAATGCAATAGTAAAATCAATAATAAATGAATTAATGCATATAATAAGAAATAACTATTATTATTTATATTATGTAATGAATTATTATTGACATAATAATTTAATTATTATATATTTATGTATAGCAATATTATTTATAGTATTATTGCCAGTGATTATTGATATTATTAATTTATATAATGAGGTGTAAAAAATGGATGAAAAGAAAATAATTGAAAACTACAAGAAGCGTATACAAAAGCAGAACGACAGAATAAGAGAGAGCTACGACAGAATAAGCGTTACCTTGCCAAAGGGCACAAAAGACCGAATACAGGCGCAAGGGCTGACAATTAATGGCTTTGTTAATCAATTAGTATTGGATAAGCTGGACGAGCTGGAAAACAATAACAATAACAATGAGTGCCCGTTTTAGAATTTAAAGTCGGTTTTTATGGCCGGCTTTTTATTTTATGTATAATTAATATATATGTGTGTGATATGGTATATATTAATCAATACAGTTGTTGTTATATATCCAATAATCCGTATATTGACAAAATAAGTATATTTGATTATTATTATTTTAATTAAATTAATAAGCAGATGCCGGTTAGCCTGTATCGTTTGGAATTGCTCCAAGCGGTGCGGGCTTTTTTATTTTATGATTTTGAGGTGCTGAGATGGAAAAAATTAAAGGAAATATAACTAAACATTTAATTGCCGATTTTGGCACTTTTCAGCTTTATCGGGAGGACTTCGAGAGGGCTATAAATCAGGCTTGTCAGGAATTGCAAATTGAGGACTTGAAAAGCGAGGGCCAAAGGCCTTGGAAAGCTGTTTGTAAAAGAGTCGGAGAGATTATATTCAATGACAATAGTATTTTAAAGGATAAGAAATTATATGATAATCCATATATACCTACTAACTACAATAGATATAATTATAATATATTAAACTGTATATGTGATGAGTATATATATTTTAGTGATATATATAATAAACTATGTAGTACTGTAGCATTTAGCAGTTGGTGCAATATAGATTGTGGCGTTATAGATAATTGGAGACTAAACAAAGAATCAAGCCCTATCAGTTACGAGATTTGGAAAAAATTGCAAGGAATCCGTAAAGATTGTATCAAGGATAGAGCATACGACAATAAATCCCCTGTTGGTGCTATGTTTGTTGGCAATAATGAATTTGGCATGAATCAACCGGGAATTGGCTACGAGGCTACACAAGCGAGGGCACTAACGGCCAATGAATTGCCACAATTAGGCGCTTCAAATAGTCAGAATATTAAAGCGTTATCGAGTGATAACATGGTTGATAATGCCAAGTAATTGTATATACAATACACACAATTCTAATCCCTTGATTTATAAGGCTTTGAGGGCTGTTGAGTTATTACAACTATTCACAAAACAGTTGTTTAGCGAAGAGTTGAAAGGGTATAGATGAATTGTATATGCAATAGATACAATTTAAAATGCTTGATGTTTGAGGACTGAAAAACGCACGCATTGGGTGCCCCGGGGGTATATATGAAAAGCGGCAAACCGCCCCACTTAGCCCCCAAAATATCCGCCAAAACAAAAAGGCTCTTACTCATACCTTAATCGCACCAAGCAGTATTTATTATTATAACATAAGTTATATATTAATTAAACAACATACACAATAATAATATATATACATACAACTACGATAAAATATTAGTTATATATAATATATAACAGTAAAGGAGCTAACAGCGATGAAATTAACAGGATTTGAGTCTGACAAAATTAATTCCGATATGGTAAATCACCCTAGCCACTACAATCTGCCTGACCGTAAAGAGTGCATTGATGAAATGATTGACATTTACGGACTTAAAGATGTGGCGAAATGGTGTGAGATTACTGCATACAAGTATAAATATCGTGCCGGGCATAAAGATAGCTTCACGCAAGATATACAAAAAGCTTCATGGTACATGGTTAAAGCTCGTGAGCTTAAATCTAGGCGCAGATGGAAAGTGTTTGGAAAATTCGTGGATAAGGAACTTCCGGTGTTGATTAAAAATGTTTTCCTGTGGCTGATGATGCTTTGCACAATTCGTGCAATACTCTTATCTGACGAGCATGGATTGCTTATCTCGGCAGTGTTTCTAGTCTTGGCTACCATAACCGAGTCGCTGATAGAGGGCTTTAAGGATAATTAGATTTTGAGGTGTAAATCATGTTTGTACTAAAAATTGCAACAACAGTATGGCTAGCATTAATTGCTTTTGGAATGGCAAACGCCACATTAAACGAAAAAGCGGCAGTTGGCACAAGATTTCTTGGTATTGCTATAATGTTCGGCCAGATACTTGCCATAGCTTTTATGTGGCAGTAAATATAGGGCATTCGCCAAGCGGTAAGGCACAGGATTTTGATTCCTGTATTCGTTGGTTCAAATCCAACATGCCCTGTTCGGGGTTTACTTGGTTCCCCGACATTGGACTTAGTAGTTCCTTTCACCCTCATAGTGGAAAGCTGTTAAGAGCCGTCACAAGGCTCGTGAGGGTTTAATCGTGTATAATCCCACAATACACGAGCGTGAAAACCAACTTGTCGTAAAGACATCTGTAATAGGCAGAGTAGACATATATACCCCCTTTAATTGTTAAACTAGGGCAACTCAAATCAGTGAGTCTTAGGTGAGGTGCAATTCCTCACATGTCCTTTGCTGTAGGTTTCGCTAGTTCTTTTCCTACAGCACATACAAATTTATATCTCCGGAGGGTGTTGCCACTCCTTAGACTTCACCCTCATTACTGGCTTGTAGTTCAACAGGTAGAACGCTTGACTGTTAATCAAGTAGTTGTAGGTTCGAGTCCTATCAAGTCAGCTTGCAGATATTTCTGCAAATAGGGGTTCTGCTTTTCCCCTTTGTTGAATTTTTTCATGCAGAGGCAAAACTAGCCTAATTAGTTTTGCCTTACTATCGGCATGTAGCTCAGTGGTAGAGCAGTCGGCTATTAGCTGATTTGTCGCGGGTTCGATTCCTAGCCTTGCCGATTGTTGATGTGTGGCGAAATGGGTAGACGCTTATCAGTAAGGGCAAATATAATAATCTCGGTTTGAGTGAATCTCGGTGTTGCTCATGTGTGGTTCAAATCCACACCGCATCAATTACAACAAACTAGGTGATGCAGACCGAAAAGCACAAGCCTTAGTGCCTGTTTGTTGTTTTGTTAATAAGGCTATTATCAGAAAGGCAGGTAAACATGGCAAAGTTAATTAAACATCGTTCAATCGGAAAAATAAGAATGGAGCTTGTAGATTATGTGCTGAATTGCACAGATGATGAATTGTACGAGCTTTGCGGTGCTGTTTCAGAGCTTGGAGGTGTAACATCTTGGTCTTGTGATGAATGTCAAAAACGATTCAAACCGGATTGCAGCTTTGATGATGATGACGCAAGATGTAAGAAACTTTTCTTTGAGATGAACAAGCCGGAATAATATTGGTAAAATCAGTTGCCTAGTGATTGCAACACGAAAAGAGTAACCTACGAACTCCTGACAACTGTTTTTTATATAAATCGTAGGGTTATCTATCGTAGGAGGTAAAATATGACAGACGCAAAAATTAAAAAAGCGGTAATTAGAGAAGATTTATTATCAATAACAAACGATTATAGAAAAGCTATTATTCTCAATCAGTTTATTTATTGGTCTGAAAGAGTATCAGATGCTGATAAGTTTATCAAGAAAGAAAATGAGATTGCGAAGAACAATGGAGAAGAAGAAAGAGAGCTTTTCTATGGTTGGATATATAAAACTGCCGAAGAATTAGCCGATGAGGTTATGTTAGGTTTATCTGCAAGTCAGATAAGAAGATATATCAGTGAATTGGTGGATATGGGTTATATCTCAAAGCGAAATAACCCTAAATATAAATGGGATAGAACATTGCAATATAGAGTAAATCTTGTAAATATTGCAAAAGACCTTAAAAAGAATGGTTATCCATTAAGTGATTACAGAATTGAAATACCGGAAAATGAAAAATTCAATGCGCATGAGTGCGCAATCAATGATGAGCCAATGGAAAATCAAACGCAAGTCAGTGACGAAGCAATACCAAAGAATACTAACATAGATTACTTAAACAGAGATTATGATTCAGAGATTACAAGAGAGGTACATACATCAACTAACATTGATGGAGAGGTACATACATCTGTTTCCGAGAAACAGACGGCAAGAGTCACCCGACAGGATATGCAAGCAAAGAAAGATGATATGCTCTATAGGTTCTCTGAAATCTGCGACAACAGTATTGAAAACAAGACAGTCGGAGAAGTAGTCAAAAAAGCATTTTGCAGATACATGAACCTGTATGAAACATATTTTGCTAAGGTTCACCCAATCTTGACCGATAAGACTTTGACTAATGTATGCCTGTCGCTTTCTAATGTGACCGATACGGAGCATAATCACTTTGAGTGGACAGATGTTTACCTAGCAGACGAAACAGGGCTTACAGGGCTTGATAGAATGGTTAACGAGCATTTCAGGCGAACACATAGAAGAGAGACTAACTATTCGATAACACATTTTGCTAAAAGCGACTATCTACTACAGTTGGCACAAGGCATTATTGAGTATTAAACGGAGGTATAAATATGGCAAAGGGAGTTAAGACACGAAATATTGACTCATTCCGAGAGGGATTGATGGAATACGCATATGGCAGATGTTCACAGGCACAAGCTGCAAAGATAGCCGGTATGAGCGTACCAACATTCAGAAAGTACGCAAATATGCATTTTTTAGGCATTCCATTTCCTGACACACTGTTTAAGGCAAAGGAGAAATAATGATTAAGAAAATTGTTGATTGTTGGATAAGATATAAGACAAAGAATCTTACAAGGATACCGCTTTTTACGATGGTGTTTAATTACCGCAAGTATAAAGCGGACTGCAAGAAAGATAGTTGCATGTTTTATGCACACCCTAATATTGCAAAAGATGAATTTGTAAAAAGCAAATTACAGGAAGTTGTTGACTATATCAGAGATAACTATGATTTGGATATATTTACAAAGATTTGAGGTGCGGTATGAAAGATTGCTCAATTTGCAAATATTGTGATGAAGATTTTGTTTTTGATGAGGAAATAGGAGAAGAATATCCGGTTTATAATTGTCAAAAAGGAAATGATACATCACTTGACTGCGAGTGCAAGGATTTTAAGAAATACAGGCCTCGAAAATATAAAGAGAAAAATACCGAATGCGATATATGCGAATACAGAGAAAAATGTGCAAAATATAGTTCCGGGATAGACTGTACAGCCAACATGGATATAAAAACGCATATTATTTATCCACAAGACAAATGTATTAAAAAACAAAAGAACTAGGCACTGAGATATTGAAAACTATTTCAAAGAATATGGGATTGAGGCGTAATATGTGCGAGTTTTGTTGCAAAATAGGAAAATTGGAAAAAATCAAGCAAGGAGCTTTTAGAGGCGGATATTATCCCGAAAAAAATGAAACACAAATTGTTGAATTTAAAAATGCATTTCATTTATTTTTCGGATGTAGTGACCCTTTTATGTCTGGAATTGAAATCGAAGATATAAAATTTTGCCCTATCTGCGGTAGAAAGTTGGTGGAAGAATGAAACCATTAGAAGAAATATTTTTTAGAGCTTGCGTGAATGAACAGAAAAGAAAATTGCCTTCAAGCAATCGAGAATTGAGCATAAGAACTATTGGAAATATTTTTGAAAGGCTTGGATTCTCATATAAGCAGTTAATGTATTATGTCAGAAAGTGGTCTGACAGGGGATTTTATGATTACGGAGTAACACTTGACTTGGGATGGTTTGAATTTGACAAACTGACCGGAGAATATAAGCGGATTTATGATTCTATGACAAGTACGGACGGATGGCATATAAAACAATGGATGAAATAATTGGAAATATAAAAGATACTGTTGAAATAGTTGACATTATAAAACCGATTTACAATTTCAAAGCAAACGAATAAAAACAATTACCGGCTAACAAATAGAGTTAGTCGCTACCCTAAAACAGTTATAGGCAGAGGTCTATAAGCACCTTTGCTTTTTAAAAGTGGAGGTGCTTTTCTTATGGCTAGTCAGAGCCTTATTTCCGCAGTTGATAGTTACGAAAATTACATAGAGAGAAACGGAATAGATGAACAGGCAATTAATGCCTATGTAGACGCTTGCAGTGTAGCCATAAATGGCGAGAAAGATATTGAGTATGGACTACAACTCACTAAGAGGGCAAAAGAACTTATAGAGGGCTTCTGCACGGCTAAAACAGGTGGTACGATTTGGGATTTGGATTATTACCATTTCAAGCATGAGACTACACCATATGACTTAGTTAATCACTATTTTGATTTATTTCTGATGGAAGCCCACTATAAGTTTGAGAGCTTTATGATTTACATGGAAAAAAATCGTCCACCATGGGAAAGATTTTATTTGCCGAGAAGAAATCCATTAAGCAAAGTCGCACAGCTCATTCAAGATTTGTACGATGACAAACTTGATGAGGGCATGGTATTCTGCCCCGGGCGTATCGGAAAGACTCAAATCGTTAAAATGGGTAATTTGTGGTTTGGCTCGAATAGACCCGAGAGGTCAAATCTATATTCGGCATATTCCGACAAAATAACCGGAGGATTTTACGATGGAACATTAGAAATGGTAAATGACCCAACGTACACCTACAAAGATATTTACCCTAAAATTGTAGAGAAAAAAGCTATCACAGACGGAAAAGACCTTACGATAGACTTCTTGCGTAAAAAAACATACCCAACATTTACCATGCGTTCTATATATGGAACACTGAACGGAGCGTGTGACTGTGATGGTTTGGGAGTATATGACGATTTATTTAGTGGTATTGATGAAGCATTAAGCGAGGACAGACAGGCTACAGTTTGGGGAAAGTTTGATAATAACTTTATGCCGAGAATTAAGCCCGGCAAAGCAAAGTTGCTAGGAATAGGCACGAGATGGGCACCAAAAGATGTGCAAGGGCGCAGATTGGAATTGCTTGCAAACAATCCTGAATATAAAAACATACGTCATAGAGAGGTCATAATTCCGGCACTCAACGAAAACAATGAAAGCAATTTTGATTATCCCTACAAATTGGGATATTCCACATTAGATTATAAGCGCAGAATGGCTTCGTTTGAAGATAATGACGATATGGCTTCATGGTTCGCCCAATATCAGCAAGAGCCGATAGAAAGAAAAGGTCAGATGTTCAATATTGATAACATGAACTTTTTTGACCCGGCAGAAATTGAGGGAATAAGACCTGATAGAATTTTTTCGGCAAACGACCCGGCATATGGCGGTGGAGACTTTGTATCAATGCCAATTTGCTATGAGATTGAAAAGGAATACTATATCGTAGATGTTGTGTATAACGATGGCGATAAGGATATAACAATCCCCGAAGTAACAAGCAGAATGGAAAACCACTTAGATAAATTCCCGAATAAAACAGCAGAGGTACATTTTGAGGAAACAAAAACAACATCTGCTTATCGTTTGGAGTGCGAGAAAATATGGAAGAAAGATTGCTACCCGATATTGACAAGCCATGACCCGGCAGATAACAAAACTGCAAAAATGGACAGAATTAAAAATCATGCGCCGGATATAAGAAAACTGCATTTCATAAAGCTTGAAAGACAAACTAAGGAATACAAGAAATATTTTCAAAACGTTCTTTCTTGCACATATGAGGGCAAAATGAAACATGATGATGGTGTGGATTCTACTGCACAGTTGTGCGATATGATTTTTAGGGAAAAGCGGATAGCAAAGGTTGAAGCAGTACACAATCCGTTCAGAGGAGGGCTTTATTAATGACAAATACTTGTTTTATGTGCGGAGCCACTATCGAAATTAACAAAAAGCAAAAATACGTTTGTGAGGAATGCGACAGAAAAATAAAATTGTTGAAACAACTTACAAATGTGGATAAAGCAAAGGAAAAAATAGAGAAAAAGGCAAAACGAAAAAGAATTAAAGATTTAGATTATGAACAAGAGGCTTGCGAGGTCGCACGAAAAATAATGTCTGAGGGCTATGTTTTTAATAGTGTAAATGAAATTTGCTTTGCTATACAGCTTGAAAAGGAAAACATTAAATATTATCCGAATTACAAAATAGGCGAGTGCAAAGTAGACTTTTTCATACCGGATTTAAAGAAGATTGTTGAAGTTGATGGCGAAATATATCACACAGATGAAAATAAGGATTTTTTAAGAGAAAGAAAGATAATGAGCTGTATTGACAATGGTTATGAGATTGTGAGAATACCGGCTTCGTTTGTGCCTGATTATATTCTATTGGGATTAAAAGAGGGTTTAGACTTTATAGTTGATAAAAGAAAGTTTGATAATAGATTTAGAGACACTCGGTTCGACAAGATATATTGGGAAGAATTTATTAATTATAAGTATGCAATGAGGAGAGCAAAATTATGAATACAAAAACTTACTTAAATCAGATTAGCAGATTAGATAAAATGATACAAAACAAGCTGTCTGAAATATACCGGCTTAAGACAATAGCATGTAGTGTTACTGTTTCAACGGATAAAGAGGCGGTTGATGTTTCATCTGACAAAGATAAATTAGGCAGTACAGTAACTAAAATTGTGGACTTGGAAAAAGATACAGACAGACTTGTTGATGAATTTATGAGAAAAAGAAATCATATTATCAGCCAAATTGATAGCATGGAGAATACCGACTATTATCACGTACTCTCAATGAGATATGTCAATCAAAACACTTTTGAAGAAATCGCCCAGGCTACAAATTGGAGCATAAGAAAAATATTTACAATCCACGGCAGAGCCTTGCAAGAGTTTGAAAGGCTTTACGGAAAAGAATATCTTGAAAATGTGCAGTAGTGTGCATAGTTTTGCATATCATTGCATATATACACTTAAAAAATTGACAGTTATAATATAACTATGAAAAAATCGTAATTCGTTCATTGCGAAAATCTCTTTAAGAAACGGCACTCACAGATTGTGGGTGCTATTTTTAGTGAATCGAGGGTGACATGAATAATCAGAATATTGTACCAACAGGAAAACGAAGTGTAATGTGCCCTCGTTGCGGTAAATTGCTAACGTGGGTAAATAAAAGCGACAAGAAACACCACAAAGTAATGTGTACGCACTGCCGTAAATGGATATGGTTTTGGGCTGGCACAGGAGAATTTCAAATAAAAGAGGTTCCGCAGAGAACTTCTGCAAGTGGCATGAGGTTTTATTGATGTATAGGTACGCGCATAAAAACGTAAGACCTTTTTCGGCTGTCTGTCATAATAATTACGGCAGACAAGTTATTTTTACTCGTCAAAGGCAAATCACAAAAAACAACATAATCGAAGAACTGAATAAAGCACTTGTGATTCACGAGCAAAACGCTATTGAGATTGAGTATCTTGACAGATACTATCGTGGTGACCAACCAATTTTGTATCGGCAAAAAGTGAACCGCCCGGAAATCAATAACAAGATTGCTGTAAATCTTGCGTATGAGCTTGTCGAGCGTAAAACCGCAGAGATGTGTGCCGAGCCAATCCAATATGTGTTGCGTGGCACCGATAACCATAAGTCGGAAGAAATCACACAGCTTAATATCACAATGGATTCAGAGAGCAAACAGGAGTGTGATATAGACATACATCGTTGGAGAAGCATATGCGGTACCGGCTACAGATTCATCGGTAATGATGACGGACAAGGACAGTTGCTTGATGAGAGCGATTTTTCTTTATCGTCTGAAAATCCAATGTATACGTTTGTAGCATACTACTCAAACGGACGTCCGGCATTCTCTTGTCAAATCGGAGAGGACGAGGACGGAGCAGATATTTATTATGTGTTCACTGATAATGAGTGGTTCGACATTCGCAACGACAAGATTTATGCAAGCGGAATAAACGGCAACAGAGCAATCCCAGTAATTGAATATCCAAACAATGCAAGGCGATTATCTGACATTGAAATGACTATTGCAATCACAGACGCTATTAACGTGCTTACATCGGACAGAATCAATGGAGTCGAGCAATTTGTGTCTGCATGGGTGAAATTCGTTAATTGTGAGATTGATATTGATACGTTTAGAAAAATGCGACAAGAGGGAGCATTGGTAGTCAAATCTAACAATGGTTCAGACAACAAGGCTGATGTTGATGTAATGACAAGCGAGCTTAATCAGACAGAGGGGCAGGTGGTATTCACTGACCTCTTTGAAAGATTTTTAAGCATTCAAGGTCTTGCAAATCGTCAGGGCAATACAGGCGGTGATACCGGTTCTGCCGTAGAACTACGAAACGGGCATTATGACGCTGGGCTTAGAACGGCTATTAATGAGCCTATCCTTAAGAAATCGGAGAGAATGGCACTTAGGCTTATTCTTAACAGACTGAGAATTAATAAGGGCTTTACGCTTATGCCTAGTGATGTTGAGATACACATTAATCATAATAAGCTAGATAACATGCTTGTTAAAGCAGAGGTGCTTGAAATATTACTTAGGTGCGGTATCAATTACAAGAGGGCTGTCAAGACGATTGATATGTTTAGCGACCCTGAACAAGTCACTCTTGAAAGCGCTAAGCGTATGGAAATGCTATTCCCGGAAGAACAGCCGACAGCAGCTACACCTAACAGTAATAACGATGATAAGAACAATGGAAAGACAGCCGATGAATAATTGGCTGTCAATTTATTTTGGAGCTTGATATGGCAGATGAAATCCACACACTTGACAAAAATGAAATACAAGACATAGATTATGACACATATTTTGGTGAGATGGATTTATCTGACGAGGAAAAGGAAGATAGAAAAAAGCTTGCCGAAAAGTTTGAAAAAATCTTTGTTATGCTATTTGCCTTGTTATCCGGCAAGGAAGAAACAGAGATAACCACTATCACCAAAGAATTTATCATCAGGTATGAGAGTATTGCCACACAGTACTGTAAGGCAAAGAAAACACCCTCATACATTACGGATTATGCCCGGTACATTGTGAATGAGGTGGTTGACGCTACCACACAAAATACTGATGTAGAGTATTTTACTTCACAAAAGCGTGCAAAAAATGTAGCTGCGAATGAAGCTAATGCTGTCGGCAATTACAGATTGCAAACTGATATGGTGAAACAAGGTTACAAAACAAAAGAGTGGCGCTCAAAAGAAGATTCACATGTCAGACCTACACATGCAGATGTTGACAGAAAGAGAATTGATATTTTTGAGCCGTTTGAGGTCGGGAACTCGCTGATGATGTTTCCAAAAGACCATTCTTTAGGGGCACAGGTAAAAGAAATAGCAGGGTGTAGATGCAGTCTTAAATATTACAAATAATGAGCAACTTGTAAGGAAAACTTATAGGTTGCTTTTTATTATACAAAATTTGCAGTTGTGCGTTAAACAACAGAAAAACTCGGCTGGTGCGACCAGCGATAACAAAAGCGTGAGTTACGGAGGTAATGAAATGACAAGAAATGATGTTTTGAAGCTTTTCCCGGATGCAACGGACGAGCAGATAACAAATCTGCTTAACAAGAGCGGTGAGGAAATGGCAAGAGAGAAAGAGAAAGCCAATCAGTATAAGGCTAAAGCCGACAAAGCTGACGAGCTACAGGCACAGCTTGACGATTTACAGGCGGGCAACATGACAGAGCTTGAAAAGGCAAATAAAGCCTTAGAGATAGCCAATCAGCAGATAGCCAAGTTACAGAAAGATAACGCTGTCAGAGACTTGCGTGAGAAGGCTATGTCAGATTTTGGAATTACTGCAGAACAGGCAAAGACAGTAGTAAAAGAGGATGGTTCTTTTGACACGGCAGTTCTTGGAAAAATTATGTCCGACAAAGAAGCCAATGCGATAGCGGAGTATGAGAAAAACGCACTCAAAGGTACTCCTAATCCAAACAATGGCGGTAACAATAATGATGGTGATACAGGAAATAAGACGAATGCTGAAAAGATAGCAGAAAGCCTTATGTCTGATGCACCTAAAAGCAACAACATTTTATCACATTACATTCAGTAATAACAGGAGGTAAAAAATGGCAAAGGAAATGAATATGCAGTATGAAAAGACTTCATACGCGGGAGACGTACAGATTCTCAAAAGAGAGCCTAATGAGGCAATTCCTTTAACACTTGATTTTTCTGCGGTCACAGATAAAGACACAAACGGAAAGAAAATTGTTAAAGCCGGTACACCAATTGGAAAGACAGGAGTTGTAGACAATACAGCAACTACAATCGGCATTTTGAGATTTGATGTAACAGAGGACAGACCACAGGGAGTACTGCTTAAGAAAGCATATCTTAACACAAAGGTAGCAGAAGCACACTCAGGCGTTACATATGACGAAACAGTTAAGACAGCTCTTCCAATGATTGTATTTGAATAATAACAGGAGGTAAACAGATGTTAATTAATGAAGTATTAGACAGTAAGTCTATCGCATTATCAGCAACAGAAAACGCTAGTAATCAGATACCTTATCTTGGTTTACAGTGGTTTCCGGAAAGAAAGAAACAGGGGCTTGATTTAAGCTGGATTAAGACACATAAAGGGCTTCCAGTATCACTTGCACCATCCAACTTTGACACAATCCCGACAATTAAAGCCAGAGAGGGATTAAGCAAGGAAAAAACACAGATGGCATTTTTCCGTGAGGGAATGACAGTCGGTGAAGAGGAAATGCTTGAAATCGAGCGTATTCAATCAGAAGATGACCCTTACCTTGCAAGTGCTTTATCAAGCGTATATGACGATACTAACAACCTTGTAAGCGGTGCCGAAGTTGTACCCGAGCGTATGAGAATGTCACTTCTTGCCACAAGCGCGGGCCACCCAGTAATTGCCATTGTAAGTGATGGTGTTCAGTACGCTTATGATTACGATAAGGATGGCTCATACGCAAAAGACCATTACGCAAAGTTATCCGGCACAAGCATGTGGAGCGATACAGCTAATTCAAAGCCACTTACAGACCTTAACAATGCAAGGAAGAAGTTACAGAAGCAAGGCAAGACTGCTAGATATGTGCTTATGAACAGCAATACATTTCAGTATTTGCTTGATAATGCACAGATAAGAAACTCAATCCTCGCACAGAACCTTACAGCAACTATTGATGTTGACGATGATACTGTTATTTCAGTAGTGCAGAAGAGAACAAAGCTCACTATCGTACTTTACGATAAGATGTACATTGATGATGATGGCAAGGAGCAGTACTTCTACCCGGATAACAAGGTTACACTCCTTCCGGAGGGTAGTCTCGGTAGCACTTGGTTTGGTACTACACCGGAAGAAAGAACTGCAAGACAGGTAGCCGATGTAGATGTAACAGTATATGGTGTAGGTATCACAGTTGCTACAAAGACAGAGTACGGACCACCTATGAAGATGTCAACATTTGCTTCTGAGGTTGTTCTTCCATCATACGAGAATATGGATAGCACATTCGTATATGAGGTTCATAGCGAAGAGTAGGGGGTGCAACTATGAAATATCCATATATAGTGGTTCATAATGGTAAATGGTATAACGCTGGCGAAGAGGTTCCGGAAAATAATAATTCCGGAGCTTCTTTTGATTATAGCAAGACAACCATTAATCGCATGTCTACATCTGATTTACAGGCTTTTGCCACAGAACAAGGTATAGACAATGCAGAAGAACTTACAGGAGCAGAGCTAAAGAAACTGTTAATTGAAAAGTTTGGATTATAAGGAGCTTGGCATGGAATACACCACATTAGAACAAGTAAAAATCAGACTTAAACAATTTCATATTGATACAGTCACGAATGATGATGAAACAACATCTGATGTGGTAGTGTTCGACAACAAGGAAGATAACCCACTCATTGAACAGCTCATTAAGCAAGCCACGGAAGATGTAAAAGCAAAAAGGTGTTATCCGGACACTTTCACTGATAATGATATAACTGCCGATTTAAAGCAGTTTGAGAATGTCGTTATCAATCTTGCTGTCTACGACCATTCACAAGCCGGCGAGAACTACATGAGCGCATTAAGTGAGGGTGGAGTGAGTCGTACATGGAAAGACAGAGATAAGCTGTTTGTCGGAGTTTTTCCTTTTGTCAAAGTGCTATAAGCAAAAGAAGATTGTGCGTTACCATTTTACTGATGTCGGTAAAGTGGTAGCAGGCGGTACACATTAAGTGGTGGTGGGCGGTGTGCCAATTACCAAAGACGAAAGGCTGTAAGATGAATAATTTAATCTATCAGACATACATTATTGCCTTGCCAATTGTTCTGACAGCACTTTTGGGTTATATTGTTTGGCTTTTGCAAGAGCAGAAAAAGCAAAAAGCAATAGACACAAAAGAAAGAAACGAGCGCATTGAAGAGGAAAAGAAGCTACGACAAGCAAACGGAAAAGGTACAATGTTGCTTTTACGAGTACAGCTTATCGAATACCATGATAAGTACATGAAGCTTGGCGAAATTCCCTCATATGCGTATCAGAATTTTTGCGAGATGTATGACGCATACCACGCACTCGGTGGTAATGGCATGGTAACAAAAATGAAAAATGAGATTGAGGAAATCCATTTAGGCAAAGGAGGTAAAAACTGATGGACTTTACACAAGTACCTACAGTAGTTGCTATTATGGTAATTACTTATTTAATCGGATATGCTTCAAAGCAGATACCACAGGTTAAAGATAATATTATTCCTATTATCGTAGGTGTAGCCGGTGGAGTACTCGGTATTGTTGGAATGTTTGTAATTCCCGGTTATCCGGCAGACAACATTCTTGATGCAATAGCAGTTGGCATTGTGTCGGGCATGGCAAGCACCGGTGTTAATCAGATTTACAAGCAGATAAAGAAAAATGCTTGACATTAATAAGCAAGCCATGAAATACGCGCTTCAAGGTCAAACTATCACAGTCTATGAAAAAGACGAGGACGGAAATCTAAAGTTTTACGAAACAGAGGACGGAGAGAAAATATATTACACACACGAGGAAACAGGCTTTTCGGAGCCGGTTGATTTTCGGGCGAATATATCGTTTGACGGAGGAGAAGCACAGAACAAGGAATATGGCTTTAATACGGCTGATTTTGACGCTGTTTTGCTGACAGATAAGGGAATGTACCCTTTTAAAAAGGGAGACGTTATTTGGCTTGATAGCGAGCCTACAAAGGGCGAAAACGGATTAGTTGATTCAACTTCCGCAGACTTTACAATAGTGGGAGTCAAGCCCTCTCTCTATTCAGTTAAATACATGCTCAAAGCAGTTGTGAAAGAAGTGTAATTATGAAGATTGACGTTTCTCTGACAGAAAAATCTATACAAGATGCGATAGACAAGCTTGAAAGATACAAAGACCGCTTACAGGACAAGTGCATAGCGTTTGTCGGAGAGCTTGCTAGTAATGGCATTGCTGTAGCACGAGCAAATACAGGCAATTTCGGACACTATATCACGTTTAGTTACGAAATTAAAGATACAACGGACGGCTGTACGGCTATTGTGCTTGCTACGGAAACAGGGCAGATACAAAGCACATGGCAAACGGCAGACGGACTCAAAACAGTTGATGTATCGCCTTTGCTTATGGCTGAATACGGCTCGGGTTGGAGAGCCAAACCACACTTTAATGATACAAGAGGCGGTCAGGGAACTTTTCCGGGACAGACACACGCATTTGACAGCGAGGGTTGGTATTGGAGAGACGAAAGTGGAGAATTACACCATTCATACGGCATTACACCTACAATGCCGATGTATAGCGCATTTTTAAAAATGGAAAATGACATTATGAAAACGGCACGGAAAAATTTTAGTTGAGGTGATAAAGTGGCGAGTCAAAATCAATGGGTTTACGACCTCGAAAATCTCACATATGCGATTGTAAAAACCCGATGTGAGAAAAAAATGAAAACTAAATATCCCAAGCTAAAATTCACGCAAGAGGAACAGTCGGACAGTGCAACGGCTAGTTTCCCGACAGTGCTTGTTCAGGCGCTCGAACCTATTGAACAGAATGAGGATTTAGAGTGTGAAAGAATAAATACAGTGTTATTTACGGCACAAGTAATTGTTACAACGAATAAAAGCCGTTCAGAAGCCTTAAATGTGGCGCAGGCAGTGGCTAATGAATACAAAGCTATGTCATTTAAGCTGACAACAATCCCATTCGCTAGGAAAAACGGCAAAATATGGACAGCAACATTACGTGCTAGGCGGTCATTCGACTGGAATGATAGATTATAAGAGCCTTTTGGCTCTTATTTTTTTATGAAAAATTAGGAGGTAATAAAAATGGCAACAGGTTTAAAAAGTAGAATTGCTTACAAGACACCAACCGCATCTGCCACAAGTGGTGATTATTGGGCTGGAACTTACAAGCTCTTACTTAGAGCAAAATCAATTCCCTCACCATTCGGCTCACAGAACATGGTAGATACTTCAACTCTTGAGGATTTAGTAGAGACACAGGAAATGGGTAGACGTTCAGCCGGTTCCATGGAAGTTGAGGGAGCTTTTGAGAAAAAGTATAAGGACGAGATGGTAACTAACGAGGGCAAGAAGCTCGATTTTATTATTCTTTATGGTACAGACGGAAAAGGTTCAGAGGGTATCTGTGCTTTTATCGGTCAGGAATCATTCGCCCCAGGTGAGGCTTCTGATGACCACTTAACAGGAACTGCGACTGTATCAGTACAGACAGTACCTAAGTGGATTGAGGATAACTACGATGTTGCGGTCACAGAGGACGACCAAGGCTATCCAACAGCAATCACACTCACAAAAAAATCATGAGCCAATCGAAAAAAGCCGTAGCGGTTGGCTATGATGATAGCACGGCTGACAGCGAACTTGAAGATACAATATAGTAAGGTAATTGAGGCAGTTTTAATACCGCCTCTTTCCCTATATAAATTAGGGAGAAAGGGAAAGATAAAATGAAAATTAAATTAAATGGAAAAGAATACACAGTTAAATTCGGATATGCACCGGTAGTGAAAAATAAAATCATTCCAAGGCTCGTAGGGATGGAGCAACAGGGCGAGGGGCTTGAAGTCATTGACAACATGCTTGAATTTTTACCGGAGTTTTTACTCGTAGGCTTGCAGAAATTCCATGCTGACGAATTTGGATTTGATTTTGACAATAAAGAAGCAAAAGAGAAACAGCTCGTAAAGGTATACGATTTACTTGACGATTACCTTGATCCGGAGAATGAAGAGGGTGGAGATTTACAGTCACTCTACAATGATTTGTCGGCTGAAATGGAGAAAAACAGTTTTTTATCGAAGATGCTGGCGAAAGAGGTGCAGACAGCCAAGAAGAAACCAATCAAGAAGTAAAAGAGCTTACATGGGATGTGTATTGCAACGAAATCCGTCCATATTGGCTGTTGGCAACTAAAGGCTATGGATTCAGTGTTGAGGACATAGATATGTCTTGTCCAGCTGATTTAGAGCCTTATTCAAAGGCTTATATGCTTGAGCAAAAAGAAGCCGACTCTAACATGTGGGCTTGGTGGGGCACATACGGATTGAGCGCAACTCTTACAGCTATCGACAGAGCCTTAAATGGCAACAAGGCAAGAGCAAAATACATTGAAAAATCATTAAATGAGCAGTACTCAGAAGATAGCGAGCCTAAATACAAGGAGTCTAATGAGGAAATTGCCGTTTATGAAATGAATCAACGAATTAACGCATTAAGGCAGTCAGGATTACCTGAAAGTCCTGATTAATGAGGTGAAAATATGGCATATAAAGGAATTGACGTATCGTCATATCAAGGAAATATTGATTGGAGTAAGGTTAAGTGGGCTGGTGTTCAATTTGCAATCCTAAAAATAATCCGCAAAGACCTTAATCCGGATAAAACCTTTGAAGCGAATTGGAAAGGCTGTACTGATGTAGGAATGCCAATACAAGGTGTTTACAACTACTCATACGCTACAACAGTAGATAAGGCAAAGACAGACGCAAACAAGGTCATTCAGACACTTAACGGAAGAAAAACCTTTGTTTGGTTAGATGTTGAAGATAAATGCCAGCAAGGACTCGGACAGACACTTATTGATATTATCAACACATATCAGAGTGTTATTAAGAGTGCTGGGCTTAACTTTGGCGTATACACAGGGCTTAGCTTTTACAATCAGTACATTGCGCCATACGCAAATCAGATTAACTGTCCGTTTTGGATTGCGCGCTATCCGTCAACTAAGGGGATGTCTATTGGTGATGAGCCTAATAGTGCAAAGAAGCCTGTTATTCAACATTCTCTGTATGGCTGGCAGTATTCGAGCGCATTTACCTGTAGCGGCCTGAATAACAGCACTGATGCTAACTTACTTTATATAGAGCTTGATAAGGGCGATGGAATAGAGAATAATCCGGCACCAGTAGCAACTCCGACACCAATAGCAACTCCGGTAAAGAATAACGCTTGGAAAGGCAATGAGGAGTATTACCTCGATAATGATGATGTAAGAAAATGGCAACATGCTATGAACATCGGATTTGACACAGACGAGCTTAAGGAAGATGACAAGTTTGGAGTTAATTCACAGAGATTTGCTAAAAATCACAATTTGTGGAGTGGACAGAAACATAACTGCCCAACTGCAATCAAGTGGCTGAGAAAAACTCTGCATGACAAGTATCATTTTTATAAACTCGATACTGATTACAAAGAGTGGAGCGACTACCTCACTAAATGTGTCATGGTATTTCAAAAAAATAGGGGTCTTAAGCAAGACGGATATGTTGGATTAATCACAACGTACTATCTGCTCAAAGACTAAATACATGAGAGCTACTTTAGGGTAGCTCTTTTTTATTACAGAGAGGTGAGAAAATGGCAGAGAGCATTGAACTTC